CTGTTGTATATTCCGCGCTCTTCGCTGCTGTAGCTCAGTTGGTAGAGCAACTGATTCGTAATCAGTAGGTCACCAGTTCGATTCCGGTCAGCAGCACCAGTAAAGACGCGGCCTCCAGAGATGGGGGCCGTTTTCTTTTGACAAATTCGGAAGGGCGGTTTGACAAATTATCTCGACGGCTCGGCCTTCACCGCGCCGCGCTGGTAAATCTTCCGGGTGGTCTTCGGGTCCGTGTGCGCTGCCAGGTTCGTGCCAGACCCCGGCCTCTTCCGCTCAGCATCCGTCACAGCTTTGGCTTTCAGGTCGTGGAAATGGACGTTCGGCACGCCTGCCTTCTTCACGGTGCGCTGCCACATGGTCTGGAAGCCGCTCTGCGTGTAGGGCTGGCCGGAGCTGTTGTGCAGCACCGTTGTCGAGCGCAGGTTGCCGCGCAGCGTGCGCGCCGCACCCAGCACAAGGCGGACGGTTTTCGTGACACGAATGCGCTGCTTCATCCGGCTGGTGTTCATCGTCTTGCTGGGCTGGATGTGGATCTCCCCGTCCTTGATCTGGTGCCATGTCAGGGACAACAGGTCCGACTCGCGGATGGCAGTCAGCCGGGCCAGCAGCATCGCGATGCGGATGATCGGCGGGGCCGCGTGCTTGAGCTTCGCGTACTCACTGTGTGAGATCAGCCGGTCGCGGGGGCGCTCAGAGTTGCGCTCGACGTCACGGCACGGGTTGTACTCGGTGCGGCCCTGCCGAATCGCCAGCGCAAACGCACTCGACAAGGCAGCCACTTGCCGGTTGGCGGCGGTGGCATGTGCCGACTGGTCCAGGTGATTCGCGATGTGCATGCGCCTGAAGCACGCACCCCTGGCCGCCTCGGTGTCGCTCGTGGCGAAGCGCATGGTACCGAACTTGTCCCGCATCAGGGCGAGGTTGCGCCGGTAATCCACCTTGGTCTTCTCTGCCAGGTCGATGAACTTCCGACTGATCAGGTACGTGTCGATGATGCTGGCTACTGAGTCTTCAGCGCTTGGCGCAGCGACAGCGTCGAGGCGGGGCAGAATGCTCGCCACCCACCACGCGCGTGCCTCTGCTTTGCTTGCGCCGGCCGGAATGCTGGCTTTGCCGGGCGCCAAGACGTCGCACACGGCACGCGCGGCGGCGTCTGTCGGGCGCCAATACCAACGGCCGGCGACGTGTCGAAAGCCAGGTGGCAAATCCTTGTGCGATTCTCGAGGTCTTCCCATCCGCACGATGTTACGCCTCCCCGATCTCGGCGAGTAGTTGTGCGGCAGCCTTGCGCACCCGATCGGCACGTTGCGCCTCGGCCTCGGTGACCTCGAGCGTTGCCCAGCGGTGGCCGCAGCGGTCACATTGCCGGGTGCGGCGGACAGCCCCGTCAGCGCGCGTGGTGCTGCGGCTGACGTGGTTGTCCTGGTGGGCGCAGAGGGGGCAATTCACTTAGCGTCTCCCGGCCCGGTGAGCAACCTGGTATCGCTCGCGTGCTCCAAAACGGTTTTCCCGCTGGGTAGCAATATCTGGCCAAGGAAAGCCCCTTCGAATGAAAGCACACCGGTTTCTACAGCCGTCACCTGACCCTTTATCCAGTCCCGAAGGATCGAGAACACCGCAACGCTCGCGACCTCAAGCGCTTCCGCTTCGTGCTCCTTCTGTGTCTTCCGCATTCGGTTCGTGTAAGGGTGCTCCTTCAACCACGCAGTGGCATACCCTCTCATGCTGGCTTTAACACTTACTTGGCGTGCGCGATATTCAAACTGGACGAGCAGAGACCGGTCTATGTCGTCAAGCATGTAGCCGAATCGCTGACAACCGAAAGCCCGCAACACTTTCTGCATCTCGCCGATGGCTTTGTCACCCGACGTGGAGTTTTCATACGGTAGCGGCATGTCACACCTCCAAGCTGACCAGCGTTATCCCGGCGTGCTGAAAGATCAGCTGTGCCTCGGTGATGTCGTCCTGCCAGCGCACCGCGAAAGCCGGGTCCGGCGCGTTGCACACAACCCGGGCGACGCCAGCCTGGGCAATCAGAGCTGCGCACCGGGCGCACGGGTGGTGGGTCACATACATCGTGGTCCCGCGAAGGTCGCCGCGGGCGAACAGGATCGCGTTGGCCTCCGCGTGCAGGGTGCGGCGCAGCTTGGTGTCGCGGTCGATGGTCGGATCGTCCTGCATGCCTGCCGGCGGGCCGTTGAAGCCCTCACCGATACAGACCTTGCCGGCGACCAGCCGGGCGCCGACCTTGGTGCTCTGGTCCTTCGACCACTTTGCGATTTCGTGCGCCATGTGAAGGTGGCGGGCATCCCATTTAGTTAGCATGGCTCACCCTGTTGTCCCGTTAAAAACGATGCCATCAAAGATGAAGGATGGGCCGCCTATGGCGACGTGTGTTCCCGAGGGGTGAAGCAGACAATACGCTGCGTCCCAGTCCCGCCTTGATAGGTTAATTACTATTGGTCCTGGTTGTGTGCTGATGGTATGGATCGCAGCCTTGAATTCCACGATCGCTTCGCCAAGATAAGTACCAGCCGTCGGTTTTTCCCGCAGCACGGATTTCTCCGTGGCCGCCTGCTCCGGGGCGGCATCCGGTGCGCCGGCTTGGTGCCCGACGGCTGGTTCGTTCTGGCGCTGCGCAGCTTGCGTGGCGGCGAACATCTGTGCCGTCTGGGCGCGCACCGCTGCGGCTGCGTCGTCCTCGCTGCGCGCGTCACGCGACTGCAGGTACAGCTCCAACTCAGCCAGCCGGTTCCATGCTTCATGCGCCAGGTGGGTGAGCTTCGACTCGGGGTCCAGCACTTCGTGGCCTCGAAACAAGCGGTGCCGATCTCCGGCGCTACGGTAGCGTTGCTCGCCATTCGGGACAGCCTTCCAACCATTCGGCGAATACTTCTTCGCTCCGTAGGTGGAGACTTGCGCAACGGCCAGCAGGGCGCGAGAGAAGCCGTCGAGGGTGAGATCCACCATCGGCTTGCCGAGATCCAGCTTGGCGCCCGGTTCGTGGGCCGCCAGACCGTTCGGATCGGCGGCGAGGGCTTTGGGGTCGAAGAGATCCATCACTCAACCTCTTCCCAGTCCGATCGCACCCTTGATGGCGTCGCGGCCATCAACAACGTCGGTATCCGTTCCGGACAGCTTCTCCTTCAACGCATACCCCATCAGTGGCCACATCTTGCTCACGGCGTTCTGACGAGCGATCTTTTGGCCCAGGTCGGCGTCGAAGTTTCCTGGTGAAGCGCAGGCAGATTCGCCTGTCACGGTAAAGCCATTGCGCAGCACGAGCACGCAGAAGGTGAGCAGATCAAGCTCGCGCGGAGGGATTTCGGTGTATGCCGTCTTCGCCGCCACAGCCTGTGTTGCCGTGAAATAGTGCTCGCTGGCAATGTTCGCCTCGATGTCAGCCGGCGTCACCCGGGGCGCGGTCAGGCCTTTGTCTTGAATTTCCTGCTCGATCTTTGTATCGGACACGGTCAATCCTCCTTCTTGTAGCGTGGTGCGGAAAACCCTGCAGCAGCCAACGGCAAGCCGTCTGCCCAGGGCGGGTTGGTGGCGAGGAGTTGAACCATCAACGCCTCGTCCATTGTTTCGTCTGCTTCGGCGACCACTTCGTCGTGGACGGTCGTCACGATGTCGTAGCCGGCAGTCTCGATCGCAGGCAGGTTGTAGCCGAGGAGGTCGCGGGCGAGGGTCTGGCAGACATTACCGGTCAGCTTGCCGCCGTGCGTGAATGATCGATTCCAGACGCGCGGCCCGCCGTCTTCAGACGCCAGACCCCAGTAGGTGATTGCGACGTTGGTCCGCTCTTTGCCGGTGTCCTCATCGACGGTGACCGTGCGCAGGACTTGCGGGTGGAAGTAGCAGAGCCGGTTACCGCTGGGCAGCAGGATCTGGAGCCACTTGTGTCCGGCATGGTCGCGACAGCTGATCTTGAGGCGCGTGACCTCGTGCGTAGATCCAGGAAAGTCGATGGCACGGATGGCTGCGTCCTGCAGTGCGTACCAGAAGCCTACAGTCGCCGGGTGCCGCGCCCGCCAGGCCAGCTTGCACGTTTCGGACGCAAGCCACTCAAGCTCGGAGATCCCAAGGCTGGTGATCTGTGCTCTGGCCCACGCCTTGCGCAGGTTCGACCGGGCCTTGGTGATGTGGGCCGCATCCACAGACTGCTGGATCGTGTCCCAGTAATCGGCCATCTGGATGTTGTATGCACGGGCGAAAGTCTGGTAGCCAGCGGCCCCTCCCTGGTACCCTGAAGCGAGATCGGGCACTTTTCCAAATGCATTTCGCATACTTTTTGGTACGTTCCACGGATCCACTCCGGTGATCATGTTCGCCGTGACGTTGTACAGATCCGGGCCGGTGCCTGCGTCGTAATCCCGGAAGGCCTGGACCTTCCAGTCTTCTCCGGCAACCCACGCGAGGATTCGCCCCTCGATGTTCGACAGGTCAGCCGCAACGATGTGGCGCCCCTTCTGCGCAGTCACGACGCCCCGCAGTGCGGCCGAGCCGTACCACATAAGCTTGTCGAATACAGACGTGTGGATCCCGGCCTTCACCGCATCGATATAGACATCGACCTGTTCCGCTTTCGGCAATCCGCGGCTGGGCAGGTTTTGCGGTTGGAACCCACGCCCTCCCCAGCGACGGGTGCGGCCGGCACCGGCAAACTGCAGCCCGCCACGGAAGCGGCTGTCCTCGCCGATCGCACCTTGAATGCGGGCGTACTTCGATGTGCTCGACTTGTTCGACTGGAGCGCGATCTCGAGGAGCTCGTGTGCCTCGGAGTCAGGCGGCAGCTGCGACTGGGCCGCCAGCAACGTGCCTTTCTGCGTGTTCTCCAGATTGATGCCGTGCTTCACGACCATGAACTGCTGGAACTGCGCACGTTGGGACGGCTTTGCCACGGTGCCACCGGTCAGTTCGACAAAGCGGTGGGCGAGAATCGCTTTCTCTTGATCGGTCGCAGTCACCGCGGCATCGACCAGCGCCCGGTCGGCATAGAAGCCGCGGTCGTTGATCTTCTGATCCAGAAACCAGAGCTCCAACTCACGGCTGCGCAGGTTCCAGTCAGGCATGCGGCGGTCGCACTCGCGCATCGCCACGACGTCGTTGTGCGCGTACTGCTTAAACTTTGCCCACAGCTCCGGGTGCGTGGTGTGGTCGTACCGGTCGGCCTTGTGATTGCTCGGCGCCGGCTTGCAGAAGCGGCTGATCAGCTTCTTGCCGTCGGCGAGCTTGGCCTGATCGACGGGCAGACCCAGTACCTTGCCCAGCGTGTCGAGGTCGGCAGGCAGCGCGTGCGTCAGCGCCTTCACCATCGTGCATCGCCACCCTCGCGGGTTAAGCAACCATGCTTCCTCTGCAGCAGAGATGATGCCCATCCGGCACAGGCAACGGGGGATCACGTTGCGGTCGAAGGCGCTGTTGTGTGCGGTTCTGGTGTCGGCGTTGAGGTACGCGGCGAGAAGCTCCGCCGGGATCGGTTCCCCTTCAGCGGGCGACCACTCCTGCACCGTCCCACCGTCGATCGCCCACGACACCAGGAGCAGCTCGGTTGTCGGGTGTGTGGCATACCGATAGGTGCCTACGGCCTTCAAGTCCAAGGTGCTGAATGTTTCGGCGTCGTTCCAGAGGTTCACTTGAACTCCTCGGGAGCGGTCAGCTGCGCGTCAATTCGCTCGCCGATCCAGCGCACGACCGGCACTGCCCACGAATTGCCGATGGCCTTGTAGCGCGGCCCGTCTGGACAGTCTTCTATACTCGGGCCGCTCAGGGTCATGCCGCGAAGCGCAAGAATCGCTTCATAGCTGACGCCTTTGCGATGCGCCTCTTGATATGTGCGCCACGGGATCATCGTGTAATCGTCCGGGAATCCCTGAAGTCGCTCACATTCACGAGGCGTGAGTCGGCGCACCGACATTTGCGGGCTGGCCACAATTGGCTGCCCGCGCCCGGTGCCGTCTTCGCTGGCGTCGAATCCTTCCGCTTTCAGGGTGTGTGTGATGTCGCCTGTGATGCAGACCGCAACCTGACCGCCTGCATTTGCATGACTCTCGGCGTGGCCCATGCTGCGCAGCGTCGGTGACACAAGCCCAGCATCGCCGCCGTAGTCCTTGCATGAAACCGCGATAGCCTGCGTACCACCATCCGTATCAAGCGGACCGGTTCGCTCGATCCATGAATCCGGGTCTTGTCTGGCGTTTAATGCAATCACCGGAGCATGCGCACTAGCCGCCAGTGGATGACAAGAATCTCCCTCGCGTGGATTGCTGTAGTTGCTCGGACTCGTGATCTGCGTCGTATCGAACGGGATAGCTGCTATCGGCGCTTCATGATTGCAAGTGAGCGTAGGACTACGCTCACTTGCAATTTCTGCCCCGCCTTGACCGTGCGCCATGCAAAGCACGGGCACGATCAATCCTTCCCTTGCGCTTCCGCTTCGTGCGCCGTGCGCTGCACTACCGTTTGAAGCGCCTGAAGTAACTGTGCAGGCAGTGCTTTCCCCCTCCTCTCTGCTCGGCGCAGTATCCCGGCGCACGCCCTCCCACTCAAAAAGTACCGTTGCGGGATCGAGCCCTTTTCGAGCACTTGCGACAACGAACACACGACGGCGTCGTTGGGCCAGTCCGAAATATTGGGCATCAAGGATCCGCCACGCGACTGTTCTTTCGGGGCCATAGGCAAGACCAGCGTTCTCCCATTTTTTCCCTGGAGGGATGAGAGGTTCGGCTTCGCCAGCAAGTCCAGCCAAAAAGCATCCGAACGCGTTGTCGTGGGTGTTGAGCACTCCTGGGACGTTCTCCCAGAAGATAACTGCAGGGGGCTTGCTCTCTCGGGTGCGTCGAGTGTCGATTGCATTGGCGATCTCACAGAAAACAAGGGACAGGTTGCCTCGCGCATCGTCGAGTGACTGACGCAGCCCTGCGACTGAAAAGGCTTGGCAGGGGGTGCCACCGCACAGGATGTCCGGAGCTTCCACCAACCCGCAACCTATCCAGTCTGCAATGTCGGTCATGTCCCCGAAATTGCAGACGTCAGGGTAGTGGTGTGCCAGCACAGCCGAGGCGAACGGCTCGATCTCGGAGAAGCCGACCGGTTTCCAGCCGAGCGGGTGCCACGCGACCGAGGCCGCTTCGATGCCGCTGCACACCGAGAGGTAGGACAGAGACGACATCAGGACAGCGGTCCTTCAACCGGAACCAGAAGCCCACCCAGCGCATCGATCATCGCACCCACCGCGAGGCGCAACTCGCTGGCCATCAGCACGAACTCGATGTCGAACAGCTCGCTCTCGTCCTCGGCAGCACCGGCCTGTTCGCGGATCACATCGAGGAAATCGATACGCTTGATCTCGAGCTTTTCAGTCAGCACAAAGCTGACCCGATCGTCAAATGTCAGTGCGAGGCGCGTCGGCAGCTTGGCGGCTTCCAGGTGGCCCTTGATCTCGTCACCTTCGAGCGGGTGGTGCGTGTAGCGGACGGCGGCCCGGTCCTCGGTTACGGAGCGCAACTCGCAGTCCTGATCGATAGTGAAACCTTCCGGCGCCGCGTTGCTTGCGAGCCAGTCAGCCATTGCCGCCGTCGGCGTCTTGTCGGTGCGCAACAGCGTCACCGAGAGGTCATCGGTGCAATGCCGCAGCAGTTCAATGAGATCCTCGGCGCGGCTTGCGCTCGGTGCGTCGACCGCGAGCCGGCCGGTCGCGGTATCGATCCACGCATAGGTGCGGCTGCGGCGGACGAAGGCGCGAGGCATCAGCTCCTGTGCGACCTGTTCGCGCAGATCCTTCATCTGCTTGCGGCCGAGTTTGAAGCCTTGCTGTTCTGCGAGTTCAGCGGCGCGCTCGTCGGCTTCCTGCTGGATCACCGCCGACGGGAGGATGCGCTGCTCGGTCTGCAGGCAGATGAGCCAGTCGTCGCCGATGGCATGCACCAGCTGATCGTTGCCGGCCGGCGACACGAAGCCGCTGAACGACATGTCCTGCGACCCGCAGTGTTGGAAAACGCGCCGACGCAGCTGCTCGTCAAGCAGAGCGGCGGTCAGGCCTTGCGACATCGATACTGCGTACAGCTGGGCGTTCTTGAAGTACATCATGGGCTCCTGTGAGAGAAGAGTTTCTGGTCTGGCTGCGCACCGGCAACCAGGTCAGAAACCCCGCCGAAGCGGGGAGAGTTGCTCACTATCCGGTCAGTCGAATGCCCCGGCGAGGTCTTCGTCTTCGGCGAACAGGTTGGCATCGAAGCCGCCGGCTGCCAGCGCTTCACCTTCCTCGACGAACTGGATGCCGGAGAAGCCGAACGCGACGCCCTTGTTCTGGGGCTTGTCGAACCCGTAGCAACGGATCTGGGCGCGCACCCAGTCTCCGGCTTTGATGTCTCCCGGCGACAGCTTCTTCCAGCCGCCGGCAAACTCGTCCTTCTCGTTACCGATCACGCCCGGGGGTTGCTTGCTGGTCAGGTTGATCCAGTAGCAGCCTACCAACTCGGGCTTGCGGCCCTTGTTGGCGTCGAGCGGGTCGATGAGTGCCGCCTCGTCGGTATCCCCGTCGCGCAGGCCTTTCGCCCACTTGGCAGGCACCTTGCCCTCGCCGAACTGGGCCAGCGCAGCCGCCTTCATCGATGCCTTGAGGGTGTTGACCGTTTCCTCTTCGGTCTTGGGGATGATCAGCACGCACGAGTACTGCAGGATCGGCTTGCCGGCCGAATCCACAACGACGCTGCCGTCATCGCCCTTCTTGGGCACCGGCTCAAAAATATGAGGGAAGGACAGGCGGATCTTTCCGCTCAGAAATTCCTGGGGGTTTTTCACACGTACTGCGAGGTTCTTGATGGCCATGATTGGCTCCTTGGCTAGTTGATTACTCAGTGTCGAAGTCGGCCAGCACGGATTCCATGCTGCGCCATTCCGCCCGTTTGTCGCTTTCCGGCACGAGGGTGGGCGCGCCCTCGGGCTTGATGGTCAGCTCAAAGATGCGATGCTTCTTGCCGACCAGTTGCTCTGCTGCGGTGATGCCGATCAGCTTCTTGGACCAGATGTCGGTGTCCTTGAAGCCGTCCTTCTGCAGCTCTTCCGCGACGCGGGCTTCGTCGGCCCACTTGCGGTTTGCTCTGCCGGCTACGAGTTTGTAGCCGGGGATCTTCGCCCCGTAGTCCTTGGCCTGGGCGTAGGCAAAGTCCTGGATCTCGGTGGCCCACGACTTGATGCGGTTCAGCTTCGGCAGGAGCGCTGCGATCTGCTCGAACGTCAGCAAACCGGGAATTACGTCGTGCTCCTCGAATAGTTCCATCGCCTCGCGGGCACGCTCGGGACACTGGGCCTTGGCTTTGCAGAACACGCAGTGGTCACCTGCAGCGAGTTTTCCAGTGCCGGCCATCGCGATCTGTGCGATCGGTGCTACGGTGCGCTCCAGCCAGGCGAGCAGTTCCGGGGCCGAGATGGTCCAGTCGTCGAAGTGTTCCTTCCGCGGCTGGGCGATGCACACCCGGACATTCTCGATGTCGCAGATCCCGGCACACAGATCCAGCGCGCCAGCCCCGTAGAGCTTGAGCTGGGGGTTGTCTTCGGCATCGACGCGGATGCCCTGACCACCCTTCAGATCAACCACCACGACCGTTTTGGCAGCGACAAAGATCAGCACCAGGTCGCCTGTTCCGAAGCCATGCGGCACCCACCGGGAGAAGTCGAGGCGCTCCTCGATGAAGATGACCGGCTCCTCACCGTATTGAGAGATCAACTCCTCGACATACGTCCGGTACGCAGCCACCGCCGTGAACATCTCGGCGTCGAACCGTCCTTCGGGGATTACGATGTGTTCGCCCAGCAGGCGGTTGCGCAGTGCGAGTTCTCCGAGTTCGTGACACATCGTTCCCCACTCGGCGTATTCGCTGGTGGTGTCCGGCATGTCCTTCGTCAGGGCGACGGAGCCGGGGCAGTTGAGCCACCGGTCCGCACCTGACGCGGAGAGAATCGCATGCGCCCGCTCACTATGCGCAGGCGTGGCGTGCTCGGTCATGTCAGTTGAACTCCGAGCCTTCAGCTGCGCCAAGTTCCAGCGCATCGAGGGCTGCCCACAGGCCGTTGAGCTGGGTCTGGTTCATGGTGCTGATGTTCTTGCCTTCAGGGTTCAACTGCTGGATGAGCGGCAGCACCTTCTCCTTGCCGATGCTCTTCGACAGCGCGACGGCACGCGCCTGCACCTGGTTGACGTTGACCGACTTGGTCACGGCCTCGTCCTTCTTGGTGGGCTCAGGGGCTTTCTCTGCGGCCGGAGCGGGCTTCTCGACTTCCGGTTCTTTCTCGGCAGCAGGGGCGTCCTTCTCCGGCTCAGGCGCCGGTTCCGCCTTCTCGGGCGTGGCTTCGGCCTTCTCCGGTTCCGGTGCCTGCTCGGCCGCTTTACGGCTGCGACGGCCACGGGTTGCGGCCTTCTCGATGGCACCGCCGGCTTCTTCGGCTGCAGCGGCCTGTCCTTCAAGCAGAAGGTTGCGGCCGGCGTTGAGTTCCACCAGCGCCTCAAGGGCGTCAGCGATGCGGGTCAGGGTGAATTCGATGGTCATGATGTCCTCGGATAGGGAGCCACGCTCCCTGTACGGTTAAATGCGGCCAGCAGCGCGAGCGCGGGCCTCGATGCGCTTGAGTGCAGCAGGGTGACGAGTGGTGTGTGCCGGATGACAGCGGGGGTCGTAGCGCGGGTGCAGAACCCACGCCTCACCAAGGTAGGCCTTGGCGGAAGCGAGACGATCTTCCATGTTGAACTCCAGTGGCATTGGCAATTAGTGAGTGATGGGCCTGAGCCCGTGCCGCAACTGAAGTGAGCGCTCGACGCAGAAAAACGGCGAGGGGAGGGAGGGGACGCCGGCCCCCTGCGGAGCGCTCACTTCAGTTGCGGCGAAGTGAGTATCCCTCACTTATTTGTCGCATGCAAGCGCTTTTATGCGAAAAGTTTTTTACAAAAGCTGGGCCAAATACTGGGCAGCTTCAGCCTGGGTGGTGACCTCTATATATCGAACGTCTAGTCGCTCGGTCAGCAAAAGCGCGGAATCAGCGACCCTGTCCAGGTCGATGATATAACTTTTGTGCTGTAGCGACGTTTTGTCTCCAGCAGGCGGGCGCCATACCAGGATGACCCGGCGCGGGTAGGTCGTGCCCTGCAGTTTTTCAAACGCGAGGAGCGATGCCGCTGCGTGAGCAACCCTCGACATGTCCAGCCTCGGGACAGACACCAGATGAACGATCGCCCGGCGGGACATCACGTCCGGCAATAGTGGTTGCATCCACTGCGGCCCGTTCGGTGCCCAGACATCCTCACCCCACAGATCGCTGCGAATCTCACGCACGCGCACGCTCACGCCCTGCCAGAAATCCCGCAGCGTTGTGCCGGTAAGTGGTTCTTTCTTCTGTTCCTCCCGCTCGCTCGTGACTTCTGGCCACGGGTCAAGAACATCCACGTCGTCAGACATCAACCACCAGATCGGGGTGCGCGTGAGGTGCCCCAGCTCCTCGAGCCGGGCGATGTCGGGCCGCGTCCGGCGGTCTTCCCGCTTCGCTTCCCATTGTGCGACTGCTGTCCGGTCGATCTCGAAGTGCGCGGCTACGTCGGCCTGTGTAAGTCCTGCTCTCCGGCGTGCTGCGCGTATCCGCTGCCATAACTCACTTTTTTTAATCATTTTGGCTCCTTGTGCTGCTCAGGCCGGACTGTGCCGTAAAAGATATGCTTTTTCACCGTGAGTGTTGCTCCTCAGGTGCGGCACACTGTACGATGTGAGTGATGCTCACTATCCACTGCAAAAATGAAAACCTCAGAGCTTCGTAATCTCATCAAGCGCCTCGGCGGACGGGCCTCCGTGGGCCGCGTATGCGGCTGCTCCCCGACGGCGGTGTCGCACTGGAAGGTGGTGCCGCCCGAGCACGCTTACGTCATCGAGAGGCTGGCCCGGGAGCGCAAGGTGCTGCGCTCGGACGGATCGCCCTACCTGGCGGCTGAGCTCAACCCGCTGGTTGCGGAGCGCCTCGGCCGCATCGCGACGGACTCCAGTTTGGGTGCAGAGGCATGACACCGCCTGAAAAAGAGTTGCAGTCGGTTTCGACGGACCGGGTGCTGTCGGCTGTGCGCGCCTATGGCAGCCAGAAACGGCTGGCGCTGGACCTCGGACTCACCGACGTCGAACTGTCCCGTCTGGTCAATGACCAGCTCCCAAAACTGTGCGGCCTGCTCACTCAGCTGAAGCTCGAGGTCGTCGACGCCGATCACGTAGCTGATCTGCGGCGCGTGCTGAAGGTGGTGCTGTAATCAAATAGGGAGGGTTGCTCCCTGTCTGCCGGCGCCTTCCTGCGCTTCGATCCGGCCGACCCATCGTGAAGCGCTGACGGAGAACACCATGCGTTTGACTGACGAACAAGAGGTTGCCTTGTTGGGCATCCTGGAACTGCGAGACAACGGCGCGAAGGAGATCCGCTTCGCTGGCCCGGCCGGTACCGGCAAGACCACGATCATCAAGCAGCTGATCGCGGATCTCGCAGGGGAGGACGTAGAGGTGGTCACGCCGACGAACAAGGCTGCCAAAGTGCTGCGCTCAAAAGGGGTCGGCGCCAACACGCTCTACTCGGTCTTCTTCACTCCGGAAGACGAGGTCAATGGCCGGCAGGGCGGCGGGTCGGTGCGCTTCCTTGCAAACCACGAGCTCGAAAAGCTCGGCCCGAACAAGCGCGCCTTTGCGGACACGATCGTGTGTGACGAGGCCTCGATGCTGCCGACCTGGTTGCTGCAGCACCTGCGCAAAATGTGCAATACCCTGATTCTTGTTGGCGACCCGCACCAGCTCGCACCGGTCAACGATCGCATCAATCCGGACGGATACTTCGTCACCGCGAAGCCTCACAGGGAACTGGTCACCGTGATGCGTCAGGACGGCGACTCGCCCATCCTGTCGCTGGCCACACACATCCGCAACGGCCGGTTCCCGGAGGCTGTCGTGCGCACCATGGCGCCGGACAGCCAGTTCTGGCAGTGGTATTCGCCCGACAAGAAGATCATCGCCTTCACCAACGCGCACCGCCGCGAGGTCAATCGCATCGTGCGCAACGTGCTGGGGTTCGAGGGGGTGCTGCCCAAGCCAGGAGACCGGCTGGTGTGCAACGACAACCACGACGAGGCGATCCTCAACGGTACCGAGGTAACGGTGATGCAGTTCGCCTGGAAGATGCCCGAGATGACTGGCAAGCTCGTCTGTTCGGACGAGTCTGGAACCACCCACACGCTGGACCTCAACATCGGCAAGTTCCTGAAGGATCTGCCGGACGGTTCGTACCCTGAAGACAAGCTGCGCCACGTCATCAGCGCGGCGCTCTCGGTCGGGGAGGGACTCTCTTTCTCGTACGCCTATTGCATCACGGCGCACAAGGCACAGGGCAGCGAGTGGGACGAGGTGTGCGTGGTCGATGAGCGCTTCGTCCTCGGCAAGGTTGATCCGAGCGGCAACACCGCACGTCGCTGGCTCTACACCGCCGTGACGCGGGCGGCCAAGAAGCTGGTCTTTGCTGATTACCGCTGGATCAAGAACGCAGCAGCAGGGAGAAAAGCAGTGTGACTGCAACCTACGCAACCCTCGGCCCGAAGCTGCTCGCACAGGGCTTCGAGCCGATCCCTGTCGTCGGGAAGGGGCAGCTGCCGGACGGAAAATCCGGCCTGTTCAAAGACTGGCAGACCGTGTCGCTACACCCCGAGCAGGTCCAGTACTGGGCCAGCAACGGCAAGGGGCACTTGAATGTGGGCCTGCGCACAGCAGCGCTGGCACCGATCGACGTCGACATCTACGACGCCGAAGTCTCAACCCGCGTGGTGACCTCGTTGCTGGCGCGCTTCGGCGACGCCCCGCAGCGGATTGGACAGGCGCCGAAAGCGTTGCTGGTGTATGCCGCACAGGCGCCAGGCACCAAGATTACCAGCCCGATCTGGATCAGCCCCAACGGCAAGGAGAACCGGGTCGAAGTGTTGGGCATAGGCCAGCAGTTCGTCGCCTTCGGCACGCACCCGGACACCAAGAAGCCATACACCTGGGTGGGCAAGAGCATCGCCGACCTCGACGTGTGGAATCTGCCGACGGTGGATCGGGAATCGATAGCTGAATGGATCCTCGATGAGTTGCCCGCCCTGATCCCGGCGGACTGGGTGAAGAAGAGTGAGATGTCCGGCGGTGGAGGTGGCGACGCTGACAACCCGTTCGAGGCGATCAAGCCTCGCCACGAGGATGTCGATCTCGACGCGTTGCGGTGGATGCTGGAGCGCCTGCCGCAGGACCACTGCGACGACCGCAACACCTGGCGCGACGCCATCTTCGCCGTGCATCACCAGTTCCACGACACCGAATATGAGCAGGATGCGCTTGATCTGGTCGATGCGTGGTCGGCGAAGTCGCACAAGTACGTGCCGGGGGTGGTGCAGCTAATCTGGAAGGAAGCGAAAGAGGAGCGTTCGGGCGGGCTGGTCACGATCGGCACGATCAAGAACTGGCTGGGTGACACCTGGAAGAACTACCGGCGCACCGCAGTGACCTCCGAACAGACCGAAGCGGCCGAGGGTTTTCGCGAGCGCATCGCATCGGCCGACGAGTCGCTGCTGCAGGGTGCGCTGGCTGCCGAGATCCGGGAAACCGCGATGTCGGACGTGGCCCGGGAGGTGCTGGTCAAGCTGGTGCAGCGCCGCCTCGGCACGCTTCTCGGGGCCGCGCCGGGGGTTGGTGTGGTGCGCCGCATGCTGGCCGAGCAGCGGGCCGTGGCAGCGCCTGCGGACGTGCCTGATATCGACGATGGACTGTCCATGGCGCCGGACTGGGCGCGGGAGTGGCTGTGGGTCCGTGAAACCGCATGCTTCTACAACCGCAGCACGAAAGCCCCCTATGTGAAGACGGGCTTCGATACCGAGATGCAGAAGCATGTCGCAGATTTGACGGTGCCTGATGTTGATGGGGTCCGCACCTACGAGCCGTCGACGCGGATGTTCCGGCACTGGAACTGCAAGGTCGTGGACAAGACGGCGTTTCACCCGGCCTTCAGCGAGGTGTTCGCGCTGCACGGCATGTCCTACTTCAACATGTACCGGCCAGACCTCCTGGTCAAGCCGGCGGCAAGCTGGACACCAGCCGGCAAGGCGATGGCGCAGGCAATCGAGCGGCACCTGTCGCTGCTTATTCCGGACCGTCGTTGCCGGCAGATTTTCCGCGCCTGGCTCGCGCACCAGTACCTGCACCCGGGTGTGAAGGTGCGGTGGGCACCGCTACTCAAAGGCGCGCACGGTGACGGCAAATCGCTCTTCGGCGAGCTCCTTGAGATCGTCCTCGGTGAGAGCAACGTGCGACTGATGAGCGGCGACACGCTGCAGTCGTCGCCCTTCTCGGGTTGGTCGGAAGGCCAGTGTGTAACCGTGTTCGAGGAGGTCAAGTTCCACGGACACAACCGCTACGATGTCGTCAATAAGCTCAAGCCGTACGTCTCAAACAACCGCGTCGAGAAGCACGCGAAGGGCAAAGACCCAGGCTCGATCTGGAACGTGACCAACTACTTGTTGCTCACGAACCACGAGGATGCGATTCCGCTGGAGGTCGGCGACCGCCGCTACTTCGTCCTGTTCTCCCCGTTCCTGGACCTGGCAGCGCTGGATAACGCGCTGCAATCCGACTACCTGATCTCGGCAGCCGAGCACTTCGAGGAGCTGTTCTCGCTGGTGCGCAACAACGTGGATCAGCTGGCGCTGTGGCTCACGGAGACTGAATTTCCTGCGGAGTGGGATCCGAACATGACCGCGCCGATGACCGACGCGAAGGTGTCCATGGCTGAGTCGTCACGATCGGATCTGGAAATGACGCTGCTCGACCTGTTCGACGATGTCGAGGCCGGGGTGTCTGTCCTCGGCGTTACGCCGACTGTGCTGTCCGTTGCGCACCTGCGGCTGTCCGTTGCCGGACGCATGCCGGGTGCGCCGATACCGGACCGCCTACTTGCCAAAGCGTTGCGCGCGGTGGGTTACGAGCCTCTGCACGGCACCGAGGACGGTCGCGCCGCGAAGATCCTGTGGCAGGGCGTGCGCTCGCGCGTGTGGGTGCGCGCCGGCACAGAGATGACCACGGATGATGCCAGACCCTTGCTGGATGCGACGATCAGGGGGGACTTCGATGATTGACTTCGACACGCTCGATCGGGAGTTGGAGAGCGACCTTGAGAGCCGCTTCGTGCGCGCTGTCGCGGCGGTGTTGCCGTCGGCAGAGGTGCGCAAGGCGACATGGCCGGGTCGGCGTGGGGCGCCCGATCGTGTCGTCCTCATCCCCGGCGGTCGGGCCGTGTGGGCAGAGCTCAAGAACGGCACCGCCGGCCGGCTGTCCGGGCCTCAGCGGCGCGAGATCAACACGCTGCGGTCGCTGGGCTTCAACGTGTGGATCATCCGCAACGATGCGGACCTCGGTGGGTTCATCTCGTGGTTGCGGGCCTGGGAGCCTGCTACGCGCCCGGGGGTTGCATGATCTATACCCCTCGGCCTTACCAGCAGCGCATGACGCAGACGATCATCGAGCGCAACGCACTGCTGGCCGCTCGCCCCGGGCTGGGCAAGACCGCTGCCACGGCAGATGCAATCGACCAGCTGGTGTTTGACCGCCTCGAGATGCAGCGTGTGCTGATCGTGGCGCCCAAGACCGTGGCCGAAGACACTTGGCCAAATGAACTGCAGAAGTGGGACCGCTTCAAGCGGCTGACGCACCGCTACTGGGCCGCCGAGGACTTCGGCTACGCCGTCGAGGAGCGCATCGTCGAAGGGGTGCAAGTCGGGTCCAAGCTGCGCCCTGCTGATGCGGCCGGCCTGCGCGACAAGGTACTGGCTGACCCGGCGATCATCCACCTGGTGAGCCGCGACAACTTCTACAACCTCGTGCTGGCGCTGGGCAAAGCCTGGTGCTACGACATGCTCGTGCTCGACGAGTCGGACGGGTTCTCGGATCTCGAGTCGTCCCGGTACCGGGCCGCCGTTGCAGTGCAGCCCTACACCGCGCGCACGGTGCTGCTCAATGGCACGCCGATGGGTAACCGGCTGGAAAAGCTGTGGGCGCAGATGTGCCTGGTGGACGGCGGCGCCGCGCTGGGGTCGGAGCTGACCCAGTTCCGCATGCGCTGGATGAAGCCAGACAAGATGGACCGCAGGAAGGGGAAGGTGTTTCAGTGGGCGCCGGAGGAGGGCGCACTCGAGTACATCATCGAGCGCTGCCGCGGCAAGATCGTGGCGATGCGGGAAGAGGACTGGCTGGTGCTGCCGGAGTTCGTCCAGCGCACGGTGCTTGTTGATATCCCGATGGCACCGTATCGGAAGATGGCGCGCGAGTTGCTGCTCGAGATCGATGCTGACTCGGAGGCCTTCGCCGCGAACGCAGGGGTGCTCTACAACAAGCTGGCGCAGATTGCGTGCGGCATCGTGTTTGACACCGAGCGCGACGCCCACGAACTGCACCGGGTCAAGCTCGATGCACTCGCCGAGATCGCAGAAGAGCACCAGGAGCCGCTGCTGATCTGGACCTCGTTTCAGCCTGACATCGCACGCATCAAGAAGCTGTTTCCCGGTGCCGAAGTAGCCAACCAGGTCACCGACCTCGAGCGCAAATGGAACGCTGGCCAGATCCAGCGCCTGATCGCACACCCGGCAAGCCTGGCGTACGGCAAGAACCTGCAGGACTGCCCCGGCTCTGGCATGTGCTGGTTCGGGATCACGTCGAACGCGGTGTTCTGGAACCAGGGCATCAAACGGCTGCACCGAGGCGGTCGCAAAGAGCCCGTCGTGAATTACTCGATCGTGGCGCGAGGGACCGTCGAGGAACAGATGATTGAGATGCGCACGGCGCGAGGTGCGCTCGAGGAAGATCTGATGGTCGCGCTGGCATTCACGAAGGAGCAACTGCGATGAAGTGTTTTCACAGCGCGGAGCTGTATCGTCTGTGGCGCGAGTCGGCCTCGCCGCGGCTGCTCCCGTGCAGGGACTGCAACCCGGCGCACCAGGCGGCCATGGTCGCGCAACGGCGGTGCGAATATCCGACCGTCGTGTTCGTGGTAGAGGGGGGAGAGCTTGTAGGAAAGCTGCCGGGAAAGAACGGGCTGCAGATGCTGATCCCGAACGCGCGGACCGTACGGCCGGCAGAGAGCCAGTTCATCATCGCGATCGGGGCGAAGCTGCTGGGGCCGGCGGCTCTGGCCGAGCTGGTAGGCGTTGCAGTCGGTTCGCTGCCCCACTACAAGAACGGCAATCGAGTGTTGCCGGAGGAAAAATTCAAGCTGCTGAGAGCCGCGGTGCGCCGCGGCACCGGGCTTCTGGTCAGCTGACTGCGTCGTCAATACCCTGGTAGTCGCGGAAGCCTACCTGCAGCGCTGCGCAGGCCAGCGCGACAGCCTTAGGCACCTCTTTTTCCGAGCCATCCGGATGTCGGCCTGTCTCCCAGTTGTGGATGGTCTTGCTGGTGACACCCAGCCAGTCTGCGGCCTGTATCTGAGAGACACCCATGTGCTCGCGCCATTGGCGGAATGCGGAGCTCTTCACTTTTTGCCTCCTTTGTCTTCGCACCAGCCGGCCATGCCGGGTCCGTAGAGCTTCAGCGCACACCACACATCTATCTCCTGCTGCAGCGTCATCGGTGCTCGCGGCGGCTCGGTCGGTGCAGGCTTCACGTTGGGTGTGCAGCCGGACAACAGGCTGGCGGCTGCGACGAGCGCCAAGGCTATTGTCCGGCGCTTTTTGTTGCAGTAACCCACTGGTTTACTCCTCAGAAAAATGGTGGGGTGGCCGGTGCTGATCTCCGGCTTAGGGTTAGCCTGACGGGTCGGTCTTGGCCCCAGCTATGCGGACTTGGCGCGCCTCCGCACATCCTCGTTACACTCGCGCATCAGCCTGCGTGCAAGCCGACGCCTGCGGCGCGGCTTCACTTTGCGTTAGGCGTCATGCACAATCACTTTGAGCGTGGCGCACTCTTCTGGACTGGTTTCCAGTGGGGCACGGCCTCTGCCCTTCCTGCGACCAATCGTGCTCAAGCAAGCACAGGTTGTCACCTGCCAGGGCACGGGCTTCGTTGATCAGGTGCGTCAGTATCTGCATGCCGTCTCCTAACACGTCATTCAAGGCTCGACTCGACTTCGGCTCGCGGCCTTAATTCGGCGTTATCTGGCTTCGAGTGCATACGGAATTGACTCGAAAGCGTCCCTGTCCTTCGGCGCCGGAAGGTCGGCGGCGTTGCCTACGTGCCACTTTCCCGAGCGTTCAAGTGCCCACGCCATTGGCGCAGATGCGTAGCCCGGCAAAAGCTCCACATCGTTGCTTCGCAGCCATTCGCAAAGCCGGTGAGCCTTTCCAAGAATCATCCCTGTCGTTTGCATCCCGTTCTCCGTAGTTGGCGCCAGCCAGATAACACAACGCTCAAGCGCGACCTTGCGCATAAAGCCGCGCAAGGCCGCTTAGCTAAGCGTTATGGCGATCTTGTAGCCAGCCAATGATCCAGCAGCATCTGCACTGAGTCCGTGATAGATGCTGGCAGGGGAGAATCAGGGTTCGCGGGCCGCGCCATGTGCGGTTCCAAGATGGTTGCTACCGACTCATACGCATACCACGCGACTGCCGCCTCAGTGTCTACGGAGTCCTCACAGTCGCGGCAAGGGTGAGGGTGTTTTACGCCGTGTTTGCAAGTGGTCACTTGTGTCTCCCGCGCCATAACAACGCGCTCAATCGGACGCCTGTCGGCGCCGGTTATCTCAGCGTTATGTGTCAGGAAGGTTGGCATGTCAGGCAGCGGCCCGCGCATTTCGCCATCGATCCAACCCACAATGGCGAGGGCGACGCCGCTATCCCATCCATTTCCCATTCCACCCCAGCGCCGCAACCGCAATAGAGCCTCACGCATTCGCTCGGCGTCGGTGCGCAGGCTCTCAATCTCGCAGCCTGGGCATTCGTGGTATCCCTTCACGGGGTCTTTCTTGTGTCTTTCGCAAGCCATTTTCGTCTCCACACATAACTCAACGGTCGATGTCGCGCTTCGCGCTGGACGTCCCGCAAGCGGGCCGCCCATCACCTAAGCGTTAGAAGGCTCGATCTGACCGCACGATGCGGTCCACGTGCCGAGTCTCTTGTTCCAGCGAGGGCGGCACTCAAACCAATGCCACGACCCATCTTTGTCCTGAGCTTTCCATCGTGCCCAGCCAGGGGCTTTTCGGTCCTGCGGTGTTTTCGGTGTCGGTTGCATCTAAAATCCTTGGCGCCCACGGCAGGAATCGAACCTGCTTGTGTCCGCTTAGAAGGCGGGTGGCATTCCGGTTGCCAGCGTGGGCTTCTAACTCAACATTCAGCGGACGATCCGCTGAATTCAAGCGTTATGCCTCTTGTTCCAGCGCTCGCGCAGCAGGTCTGTCACGTCATCCATCAGCGGGTAAATCAGGCCGCTGGCCGCCCCGCATGCGCTGCTGGTGCATTGCACGCACTGAGCGCCGACGCTCAGCTCGTCCGTCTCGCCTTCGAGCGTGATAATTTCCGCTTCCGCGCCGCAAAACGGGCAGGGCTTCAGCCGGTCGCTGTCGTCAATCAGGTGGTCCATGTCATTCCTCCGTATTTGGCGCCGAGGCATAACCCGGCGCTCGTTCGGACGTGCTGCGCACGCCGCACAGCTCTGCGTTATGTTTCATTGCCCTTTCCCTCCACGAATTGTCCTGCTCTTGCGCAGCGCCTCGGATGCCCCGTACCAGCGCTGCCGGCCGATCGTCCAAGTCACTGCCATGTTTCGCTGAACCAGGATGTCCAGCCACTTTTTCACGGTGGCGTAGGACGCCCCGTACTTGCGCTCCAGTGCCTGCGGGGTGAGGTTGCTGGAGAACAGCATGCAGCGCACCTCTTCGATCTTGCGTTCCTTCTCGGCCTGGTACTGCGAGCCGCCGGTCTGCTTCACCAGCAGGGGGCCGGACAGGATGAGCTGGCCGAGATTAACCACGGCTGCACAACCTGTAGTAGCGGACCGGGTGATTCCCGCGGTGGTTGATCTCCCTCGTCTGAATGACAGTGCCGGAGGCTTCAAGCTGCCGCAGTACGGTGCGCGCGTGTTGTGGCGACATGTGGCACAGTTTGGCTATCTGGTACGGGCTCCACTCGCCTCGGTGTGCCGTCATGATCGCTACGGTGCGGTCCGGGGCTGGTCGTTTGTCGTCCAGGCTCAGGGGCGCCGGAGCCGGCGCTCGTGCCGGGACAGGCTGCCCCATCAAACCCCACACCTGTGCCTCAATCGACAGCATGTCCATGGTGGTCCCCCAGGATTCGGTTCGCAGTCGCCCAGTTGAGGCCGGCAGCAAACAGGTTCATCAGTGCGCACACGCGGTCGGGCTGCGCGGCGAAGTGAGCCACGACCTTGTCCACGAAGCTGCGCGTGTCGGTGTCCTTTCTGCGTTCGTCAGGCATGTGACCTCCTGCGGTGAGCGTTGCTCACTATTTTAGTATCAAACGGATCGGTTGCGGTGCCCTTTATTTGCCGGGTCAGGTGCCAGCCGTGGCAGATCGGGCACTGGTAGGCATCGAGGGCGTCAGTGTTGCGGTGTGTCTCGATGGCGGACAACTCGTCCGGGTACCGATGCTTGGCCGCGCAGTTGCGCACGGTCAGCTTTGGCGGCGGGGCAGTCACTGCGGCACCTTCGCATGCTGCTGAATCATTTTCGCGCGGTCCAGCTGGGTAAGCGTGGCGTCGTCCGTGATCATTGTCCAGCTGCCGGGCCAGTACCAGTTGCCGTTGAACTCGTGGGCGACCTGGGTGCCGTAGCAGATCAGGTGCTCGCCAGGGTCGCGGGCGTCACTCGCGGCCAGTGCGTAGCTGCCTGTCGAATATGCTGCGAGGCGGCCCGACGGCAAGGTTGTCTTGAACAGTTGCGTCGTCATGGCGTCACCCCCTTATCCAGCCGCTGCGCCTCCTCGATCTTCGCGAGGGTGGCCGTGACGTTGTGGCGTGCCGGGACGCCGAACTGCGTCGATTGGCCCTGCAGCGTGCGCAGGGCGATCGCGATGGTGTTGAGGTCGCGATCGGTCAGGTGGATGGCAGGCATGGTCAGCTCCTCTTCAGGTTGTTGAGCCGGCAGTACTCGGCGACGTACCAGTCGGTCAGCCCCGGGCTCGAGATCTGGTGATCCTCGTTGACGGTGTGCGGTCCCTGCATCTCGATCAGGATGCGGTGGCGCAGCTTGGCGTTGTCCGGGAAAACCCGGTGCGCCCGTGAGCGGGACGGCGACCAGCGGCGCGGCCGGGGCACGACGGGCACCAGCGCAACGGCATCCTTGCGCCAGTACGCGTCCACCGCGGCGACCTCCTTGCCGTGCTCGGTGATGCGCAGATCCTCGTCGACGAGGTTCTGCTTGATGAGCATCTGCCGGGCCTTCTGCGCGTCGAGCCCTTGGTTCGGCATCGTGGCGCGCCCGGTAAGCGCTGCCGTGCGTAGCATCTGAGTAGCCCACACCACTTCGTTGGGCGCAGAGGGGGGCAGCGTCTTGGTGCGAATCTCTTGCATGTCGTTCTCCTTGTGGGTTGATCCAGCAGAGCCCCCTGTCACGGGACTCGACTTCATCAACTCAAATCAGGCCGCGTTCGGCAAAGCTGCACGTCTTGTCGCCGGCCACGATGATGTGATCCAGCACGCGCACATCCACCAGCGACAGCGCGTCCTTGAGCGAACTGGTCAGCCGCTCGTCGGCAGAGCTGGGCTCCGGGTTGCCGCTAGGGTGGTTGTGATAGACGATGCAGGCGCAGGCGTTGTGGGCCAGTGCAGCCTTCACGACCTCACGCGGATAGACGCTGGTCTGGGTCAGGGTGCCGCGGAACATATCCTCGACGGCAATCACCTTGCGGCAGGAGTTCAACCAGATCACACCGAACTCCTCGTGCTCGAGGGTGGCCATGCGCAGGGTCAGGTACTGCTTGACCAGTGCCGGCGAGGTCAGCGGAGCGCCAAAGGTGCGCAGGCGGGACAGGATGATGCGCAGCGCCTCGCGTACCACCTCGTTTTCGCGGTCGATAATCTCCGCCGGACTGATTGAGGCTTCGGGGATGACGTTGTAGGTAGCGGCGTCTTCGTTGCGGACTTTCATGGTAGTTCTCCGGTGGGGAGCATTGCTCCCTTTTCAGTTAAATGATCCAGGGCAGGAAAATCAAGGTGGCGATCAGGCCGACGAAGATCAGCCCGCCGACGATTGAGGTGCCGACCGACTCAGGGTGGCGCATTACGCGGCCACCTTGACCGAGGCGCGAACCTTCTCGCGGATCTTGACGGTCGTGCGCTTGCTGGTGCGGCTGCACTCGCTGATCTGAGCCGGGGTGAGGATGCCCTTCACCAGCTTGCTGTCGAGGCTGACGGTCGGGCTGGTGGCCACGATCAACTCGTACTGATTGCCGTCGAAGGTGCCATCGCCTTCCGCCTTGCACGCGGTCTTGATGGCGTCGAGCTCTGCTTCGAGCGGGGCGATCAGTGCCTGCAGTTCGGCGGCACGGTCGATGAGCTTTTTGGTGATGCGCATGTTGGTACTCCTCGTTTTTGCCCGTAGAGGGGCGGGTGGTTGAAAACACACTGCACTGCCCGGGGTGGGCAGTACGCTGGGCTTTCAGGCGGCGCCGTTTTGGACCACAGACAACCCGTAGGTCGTGCCGGTCTGGCCGGTGACGCTGGTCCAGATCTCATGGAAGGTCTTGATCGAGCCGTCGGGGTAGCGCTCGTCCCACTGGTAGAGAGGGGCGCCCGACGGGGTGCGGCCGATCACCTTGGTGGTACAGGGCAGCGGCGTCGGGTGGTCCGGGGACTCGGGGAACTCGGGGATTGAGTCGAGTAGGGCTTTAGCTGCTTGGAGGACTGCGTTGGTCATGTTTCACGCTCCGAGTTGATTGATAGGTGCGTCACGGTAATAAGCAGGCCAACCAGGCGACAAAGACAAGCGAGACACAAACCCAGACTCGACTTCGCCGTTTAAGTACAGACACATGACGAAGTTGCTCGTGTTTCCGCTATATGTCTCGTCGGTGATTACGAACATGCCGTTCCGGGCGTGGTCTGGCTGCAGAGTCGACGGTTGATTGATCCACATCCTCCGGTGCCGATATATCGGTTTGACTTGCACGTCGGTTCTCCTCAGTTGCTTCTCTCGAAGTACGACCAACCACGCCCGCGGGTGACCCGTACCAGCCTTGGGTTGGCAAAGCCGCCACGTTTGTAGAAGTGTTCTCTGGTGATCTGGGTGTATCCAATCATGGCGATGACTCCTTACATGAACGATTCGAGGTACTCGTGCGCCAGATCCTTGGCGGCGAAGTAGGTGTCAGCCGAGGCGACGTAGTCGGTGCAGCGTGCGTCGGTGAAGAGGTTGTATTCCTGGCAGAGCCGGTCCCACTTGGCCCACACCTCGATGCCCATGTCCGGAAACTCGGCGATCTTTTCGGCGTTGATGGTGGCCATGGTGTTCTCCTGGTTGGTTCAGAGCAGCGGCCTCACAAGAAGCCGCTTGTCTCAACCGAGGGGAGTGACGCTCCCCTCTGGTGCGAGCCCGTTATCGACTCGGTGCCTCTGTCGCGTCGCCACCTGCATCTTCGGTGGGTCATCCGGTCCGCCGGATTGCAGCTCCGGCTGGGCATTCGGTTCTCACAGTCCCCGCTTCCGGTAGCACCGATGTCTCGTTGCTACGGTTCCCATGATAGTGAGGGCCGCTCACCTTTGCAAGAAAAATTTTCCGGTAGCAGTGCGAGGAATCGATGTGCGCGGGTGGCAGCGGTGGGAAAGAGGCGAGACGAGAATGTCGTTTTCGGCGTGGTGGCTGTGGCTGTTGCGCACGGGGACAGTGTCGATTGCGATGCTGCCGCGCGTGACACCGAGACGACGGGCCACCAGGAAATAGCAGTTAGCACGTCAAAACACCGTAATAGTGCGGCGAGGCAGTGTCCCCTCGTTACGGGACACATGGGGACAAAAACATGCGGGACACCGCTGAAACCCGCATGGATTCTAGCTCTCAGCGTTTTGGTGTCCCGATGTCCCCTGTCCCCATGGTTTATCGTATACGTACACGTAAACGCGTGTGCATGATGCATGTATGTGTGTGATGTATAGCATGTGTTTTATCGCGCATGTAGTGTGTGTATCTTATGGGACATATGGGACAATTATATAAATAGAATAAGGGAATAAGAGGAAAAACAAGGAGTTAGGGGTGTGTCCCGTTTTGGTGTCCCGGTCGATGTCCCTAAACGGGCGGGACAGTGTGGCGGAGGGTGGGTTTCTGTCGGCAAGGAGGCCTGGCGCAGGGGCGGGTGAGTAGGGTGTGGCGGTGGTGAGGGATGGTCCGTCCGGACCGGCACCCCGTCGATAATCCTGAGCGCGCGAGCCGGAAGCCGTTCGGTCGCTGAACAGCCGCCCCCTTGGCATAGGTGTGCGTTGTGCTACGGTCGCTCAGACCGTAGCACCGAAAACCCATAGCGCATAACCATGGCCATCCACCCGACCCTGACCGCGAAAGAGCAGCTTTTCGTCTCGGAATTCCTCGTCGACTTCAACTCCGTCGCCGCCTTGATGCGCATGGGCTGGAGCCGCTCGGCCGCCTCGGATGCCGCGTACCGGTGGTTGCGTCGCCCGCATGTGCGCGAAGCCATCTCAAAGGCGATCCGCCGCATAGACGCCCACAGCACCATCAGCGCCGTGCGGGTCATCGAAGAGGTGGCGCGCGTGGCACTGGCGGATCCGCGCAAGCTCTACAACGAGGATGGAACCCTCAAGGAGGTGCGCGACCTCGATGAGGATCTCGCCCGGGCAGTGGCCAGCGTCAAGACCACGACGAAGCCAGGCAAGGACGGAGAGCCACCGACCCACACCACCGAGATCAAACTGTGGGACAAGAACCGCGCCACCGAGCAGCTCCTCAAATCGCTGGGCAAGATCATGGACGGAGGCGGCCCACTCACGGTGAACCAGACCACGCTTAACGCTGGCACCGGGGCGCTTGATGCCGAAAAGATGCGCGAGCTCGAGAATCAGCTGCGCGCTGTACTCGGCAAGGAGCCGCTCCCGCAAAACACCCCCGCCGATGAGCAGAAAGGGAGCGTCACTCCCCTATCGCCGGATCCTGAAGGGGTGGATGAGGGTGACACCATCGAGGCCGCCCAGCTGCCCGATTTTGACGGCGACGACCCAGGCCTCGACGCCGCGTTCCTGTGATCCTCGGTCAAACTCTCCGCAAGGCGTTGTGGGCCTGCCCATTCGAACGAATCGTCGAGGCCTGGCGCCTGATCGTCGAGATGCACGGCAACGAGGGCAAGCGTTGGCTCGCGCGCAACGATCGCTACTACCTCCTCGTGGTGCTGCTGCACCGGCCAGACGCACTGCATCCGTGGCTCTATGACCGGTCGCGGGAGGTCGAGCGGGATCCTGATGGCTACCTCGATCTGTGGGCGCGGGAGCACTACAAAAGTACGACCATTACATATGCCGGGATCATTCAAGAGATCCTGCGCGATCCCGACATAACGATCGGCATTTTCTCGCACACTAAGCCCACGGCGCGCAAGTTCCTGCTGCAGATCAAGCAGGAGTTCGAGAGCAACCTGGAGCTGATCCAGCTGTTCCCGGACATCTTGTGGGAGGCACCAGCGCGCCAGGCACCGAAGTGGTCCGAGGAAAAGGGCATCGTGGTGCAGCGCAATGGCAACCCGAAAGAGGCCACACTCGAGGCGCACGGGCTGGTGGATGGGCAGCCGACCGGTTCGCACTTCCAGCTGCTGGTGTATGACGACGTGGTCACGCTCGAGTCGGTCGGCACGCCCGAACAGGTGACCAAGACCACCAACGCGTGGTCGCTCTCGGACAACCTGGGCGCCCGCGGCAAGGACGGCAAGATCCGCAAGTGGCACATCGGCACGCGATACAGCTACGCCGACAGCTACCACACGATGATGGAGATGGGCGCGGTAAAGCCCCGGATCTACGCAGCGACGCACAACGGCGAGGCGGACGGGACGCCGGTTTTCCTGTCGCAGGCAGCGTGGGACGAGAAAAAGCGCAACCAGGTGCCCAGTGTGCTGGCGGCGCAGATGCTGCAGAACCCGGCGGCAGGCTCGCAGGCGATGTTCAACAAGGACTGGCTGCGCTTCATGGAGGTGCGACCGGCCACGCTCAACTGCTATCTGCTGGTTGATCCGGCCGGCTCGAAAAAGAAGGGCTCCGACTACACGGCGATGGTGGTGATCGGCATCGACGCGGCACGCAACAAGTGGCTGCTCGATGGTCTGCGGCACAAGATGAACCTCGGCGAGCGCTGGCAGAACATCAAGACGCTGCGCCGTCGGTGGATGAACATGCCCGGCGTGCAGACGCTCAAAGTCGGGTACGAGCGCTACGGCATGCAGTCCGACATCGAGCACTTCGAGTCGGAGATGCTGCGTGATGGGGATGTTTTCCCGATCGAGGAGCTGGCATGGCCCAGGGAGGGTGGCGGCTCAAAGATTGATCGCATCCAGCGCCTGGTGCCCGACTTCATGAATGGGCGATTCATGCTGCCCAAGGTGGTGGACGGCGAGACGGCAGCACAAACGCGCGTGCGGGAAGCCGGCCAGCCGTTCCGCATTTACCGGCCCGTCAAGGCCAAGGACCACCTCGGCAACCTCTACAGCCTGAACAAGGAGGTGCTTACCGAGTATCTGCCGTACCCATACTCTGTCAACGACGACGTGCTGGACGTCATGTCCCGCATCTACGACATCGACCCGCAGCCGCCGATCCCGATTGATGAGCGCGCGCTCGAGCCGGAGGAGTACGAGGATGGCATTTGAAACCGACGACGAGGTGCATGTGGTGCCGATTGGCGACACGCGAGAGCACGTCTGTTCGAGGGATTGCTGGTGCGAGCCGGAAGAGGACGAGGAGGAGCCCGACATCTGGCTGCACAACGCTGCGGACGGGCGCCTCGCTTTTGAAACCGGCGAGAGGCTGCCGTCGTGAGCACCGGCATGGATCCGAACGCACCGCTACCTGCAGCACAGAAGGTGCGTACCTCAAGCCGCCAGTGGTCCGAGATCGTCGGTGAGGCGGAAGCGGACGCAGGCATCGTGCAGCCGAAAACCGTGGAGCCAGGCTACGTCTGGTCGAACGGCAAACGCTACAACACCGGGCGAGGCGGATATGAGCGCTAGTGCCCGGTACGACGCGTTGCCCGAGAGCATCAAACGCAGCTACACCTACGACGAGTGGGCGTGGCTGTCGGACGAACAGAAGGATCGCTTGGAACTGAGCGAAACCGAACCGGAATGGGAAGAGTAGCGATGCAACCCGAAATTGTGACCGACAAGCCGAACCTCGGCGCCGCCGACCTGGTGCTGGCGAAAAACATGGCCGATCTGCTGCACCGGCACTACCCGGGCCACCTGTGGGCGGTGACGTGCGAGAAAGGCGTCGCATCGGTGCGCAACCTGTACCTGTCCGGCAACTGGGGCTTCATCATCAAGGTGGGCAACGCGTACTCGATCAGTGAGTTTGACCGCCAGGTCGTGCGTGCCGGTGGTGAGCTCCTCGAGCGCTACAAGCTGCAGCGCGGCACGTTCCGCGACGACCAGTACCTCGACATCGGCAAGGACTTCGCCGGCAACCTCATCGTGGACAAGGGCTGATCATGGACGACGAACTGCAGGAGCAGATCCTCGACGTGGAGAGCCTCGGTGAGGAGGACGGAGAAGAGCAGGTTACCGGACTGGCAGTGCCGGACATTGACTGGCTGGGGCGCGCCGACGCGGCTTTCTCGGCCAGCACCGATTACTTCGATACGAATGTGCGCAAGGACATCGAGGCCGCGCTGCTGCAGTTCAACTCGGAGCACCCCGCCGGCAGCAAGTACCGGTCCGACGCGTACAAGGGACGCAGCAGGTTGTTCCGCCCGAAGACCCGCGCTGCCATCACCAAGGCCGAGGCCACGGTCGCCGAGGCGCTGTTCTCGAGCTACGACGTGGTGAACGTCCGGGCGATGGATGAGGACGACCCCGACCAGGTGCAGGCGGCAGCCTTCGCGAAGAAGCTACTGCAGATCCGGCTGACCACGTCGATTCCGTGGTTCTTGTTGGCCATGGGTGCGTACCAGGACGCAACAGTGACCGGTGTCGTTGTGTCGAAGCAGACATGGATGTACACGCCGAAGCGCGGCATCGACCGCCCCGACATCGACATCATCCCGCTCGAGAACTTCCGCTTTGATCCGGCAGCGAACTGGGCAGACCCCGTCGGCACCAGCCCCTACCTGATCCACATGATGCCGCTCTACGTCAAAGACGTGAAGGCGCGTATCCGCAGCGGTGACTGGAACCACGTATCCGAGGAAACCATCACCTCGGCAGCTCGGCAGACGTACGACTCGATCCGCAGTACCCGCGAGGGCAACCGATCAGACAAGACCGACAGCAACATCGCGGTGACGGACTACTCGATCGTGTGGGTGCATGAGAACGTCGTCGAGGAGGACGGCACCGACTGGATCTACTACACCCTGGGTTCCACCGCGCTGCTGTCCGAGCCGGAGCCGCTCGAGAACGTGTATCCGCACGGGCGCGCCGCCTTCGTCGTTGGTCGCACCGTGGTGGAGACGCACCGCAACTATTCGAGCGGGGCGCCGCGGCTGTCGCGTGATGTCCAGAACGAGATCAACGCGGTCACGAACCTGCGCGTCGACAACATCAACTTCGTGCTGAACAAGCGCTACTTCGTGAAGCGAGGCGCCCAGGTGGATCTGCGCAGCCTCACACGCAACGTCCCGGGCTCGGGCACACTGATGAACGACCCGCGCGGCGACGTGCATGTGGTTGAGACGAGCGATGTGACCGGCAGCGCGTACCAGGAGCAGGACCGCCTCAACCTGGACTTCGACGACGTGGTCGGGGTGTTCTCTGGATCGAGCGTACAGGCCAACCGCCGCCTCAACGAGACGGTCGGAGGCATGAACATCTTGACCAGCAACGCCGACAAAGTGACCACGTACCGGTTGCGCACCTTCGTCGAGAGCTGGGTAGAGCCGGTGCTGCGGTCGCTGCTGCAACTCGAGCGCTACTACGAGTCCGACGAGGTCGTGCTTGGGCGCGCGGCCCGTAGCTCCGGCGTTGAAGCAGAACTGGTGCGGCCCGAACTGTTCAACCAGCTGCTGATGGGCGACGTCATGCTCAACGTCAATGTGGGCATGAGCGCAACGAGCCCGACCGAGCGCATCAACCAGCTGATGCTGGCGATCAACTCGATCAAGACGATCCTGGCGGACGGCGTACTCACCAAGTACGGGCTCGACGTCGGAGAGGTGATCAAGGAGGTGTTCGCCGGCATCGGATACCGCGACGGCTCGCGCTTCTTCGGCAAAGCGGAAGACCCGAACATCGCCGCGCTCGAAGCACAGATTCAGGAACTGCAGCAAGCCGTCAGCGCGAAGGTGCCGCCGGAGCTACTCGCGGCGCAGATCGCGAAGATGTCCGCCGAGACGGAGCGCATCATCGCCGAGAAGGTGCAGACCGGTGTCCAGGCAGCCTATGCCGCGATGCAGGCAGGCCAGGTCATCGCGGCAGTGCCCGCCGTGGCGCCGCTGGCCGACGAGGTCATGGCCGGCGCAGGTTACCGGGACGCGGGCGGACAGGATCCGAACTTCCCGGTGCCGGCCGGCCCGGTGGCAGGGCTGGCACAGAACGACATCAACAACCGGCGCACCGGGGTGTCGTTCAACCCGGCCGGCACCAGCACCGATCCGATGACCCCGCCCTCGCCGAACGTGGGTCAGGGGGCTGGGATTGAAACGCAACGTGCCGACGGGGTGATAAATGGCAATGAATGAGCGCGACGAGCTGATGGTGTCCATTGCGATGGGCGTCTCGCTGACCAACTTTTTCGAGACGCCGGTCGGAAAACACATCACCGAGAAGGCCGAAGCGGAAAGAGCTTCTGCTTTAGAGGAAATGGCTTCCGTTGACCCGTTTGACGGCAAAGCGGTGGCTCAGTTACAACGCCGGGTAGCTGTGGTGGATGGGGCGATGCAGTGGCTTGCCGACACCATCACCGAAGGGCACGAAGCGCAAGCGCGGCTGGCCCAATTCGATCAACCGGACTGAGGAACAGAGCCATGGACGAAGACGAACTGCAACAACAGGAAGTCGAACTGCGCGAGAAACCGAAGACGGCGCGCGAGATTGCGATGGAGCAGGTGGTCGCCAGCCGCCGGGCCACCGTCAGGGCCGAGATGGGTATCGACCCGGGCGCCGACGATGACGAAGAGGGGGAAGGCGGCGACGCACCGGCACCGGAAGTGCAGCCAAAAGGTGAGCAATCCTCCCTTTCGGGTGAGGACGACCACGCCGACGACCTGCAGAAGTCGATTCAGGCCCACCAGGAAGACGAGCAGGAGCGTGTCCTCGACGACCTCGACGCGACCAAGGTGAAGATCAAGGTCGATGGTGTCGAGCGCATGGTGTCCGTGGCTGAACTGGTGCGCACGGCACAGAAGAACGAGGCGGCCGACAAGCGACTGGCCGAAGCGACGCGGCTTTTGCAGGAGGCGCAGCAGCGCGCTGCCACTCCGCCGAAGGAAACGCAAGCACCTGAACAACAGAAACCTGACGCGGTGAAAAAACCCGTGCAGGATCCGAAACAGAAAACCAAGGAGTTCCTCGACGCGCTGTTCCAAGGCGACGAGGACAAGGCGCAAGAGATTCTCGCCGGCCTGGTCGAACGCCCATCTCACACCGAGACGGCGCCCGAACCGGTAGCAGTAGATCCCGACGAGATCGCGACGCGCGTTGAAGCCTCCCTGGAACGACGCAGTGCCCTGAAGCAGTTTGCAGCAGCCTACCCGGAGATCCTCAAGGACGCGGATCTGGCAGCTCTGGCCGACATGAAGCTCGCGCGACGCCTCGAAGCAGGCGACGGATTCAGCGACGCGATCATGGGAATCGGTGAAGAGCTGTACCAGAAAGCCGGACTGAAGAAACCTGCGGCGGCAACTCCTGCAACGCCGACAGCCACCCCGCCGAGCAATGACCGTATGGAACGCAAGGTGGCCGCTAACCCTGTTCGCGGCCGAAACGTGAGCGCTGCTCCCTCTATGGAGGAGCCCACGACCCCAACGTCAGTGATCAGCGAAATGCAGGCACAGCGCGCCAGGGGCCAGTGGGATCCAAAGAAGGTGCAGCGTCGATAATCGACAAGGAAGGACACCATCATGGCCGGACAACTCTGGGTCACCAACACCCTCGGCGGGTACATGAGCTCCGAAAAGCTCTCCCGCACCCTGCGCTTTGCGCTGCAGCCCCTCGTCAAGTTCCGCCAGTTCGCCGACATCAAGGATGCCGCCGGACAGGGCAAGAACAAGGGCGACACCTACCACTGGAACGTCTATTCGGACGTGGCCACGCAAGGCACCACGCTGGCAGAAACCAGCACGATGCCGGAAACCAACTTCACGGTGAGCCAGGGCACCCTGACCATCACCGAGTACGGCAACAGCGTGCCCTACACCGGCAAGCTGGATGACCTGTCCGAGCACCCGGTGACCGAGATCATCAACAAAGTGCTGAAGAACGACGCGAAGAAGGCCTTCGATGCGGCCAGCTACGCCCAGTTCAACGCCACCCCGCTGCGCGTGATCGCGACCGGGGGCACCTCGACCAACGCGGTGACGCTCTACACCAACGGCACGGTGACCGGCACCAACAACATCGCGCTGGGCAAGGACCACGTCAAGGCGATCGTCGACATGATGAAAGAGCGCAACATCGCTCCGTACATCAACGACGACTTCCTGTCGGTGGGTCGCCCCTCGACATTCCGCCCGCTGAAGAACGAGCTCGAGCAGCTACACCAGTACGTTGATGTCGGCTTCCAGATGATTCTGAACGGCGAGATCGGCCGTTACGAGTCGGTCCGCTTCGTCGAACAGACCAACATCGCCAAGGCGAACTGGACCAACGGCGCGTCGGATTGGGCCTTCTTCTTTGGCGCCGATACGGTTGCCGAGGCAATCGCGGTGCCCGAGGAAATGCGCGGCAAGATCCCGAGCGACTACGGTCGTTCGCGCGGCGTTGCTTGGTACTACCTCGGTGGCTTCGGCATCGTGCATACCGCGGCAGCCAACGCGCGCATCGTCAAGTGGGACTCCGCCGCCTGATAGGTGAGCAATCCTCCCTCCCCGCTTCGGCGGGGAGGCTGCTGGAGACTGAAATGCGACCCAACGAAATGCCCGATCTGCCCATGTCTGACGCCGGCATTACCGGTGGCAACTACGGCAAACCTGTCTCGACTGCAGCGCTCAAGCGCGGCTTCACCGTCGAGAGTGAATCCAACCCCCTGTCCATGTCCGACTCGGATGGCACCACCTACGAGGGCGACCGCGCTACGTTCGGCGGTGTCGTTGGTCGGCCGACCGGCTGGGAACGCTGAAGGAGCAACGACATGAAGGACTGTAACTATCGGCCGAACGGCGAGCTGCAGGGCGACACCCGCCCCATGCCCGACCGCGGCACTGGCACCGGCCTGAACGGCGACACGTACGGTGCGTCCCTGGACCAGGGCGCGACCAACTCCCGGGGCCGCATCGGTCGCGACGCAATGAGCGACGCGATGGACCGCTGCACCGCCGACAACCCCATCATGAAGAAGTGATCATGGCGAAATTCGATCCGAGCAAGCCTTTCGGCGAGATCCAAGGTCTGCACGCAGCGCGCTACGTGCAGGACGACAAGTACTTCGACGCGGCCGGCAACGAGCTCGAAGAAGACGGCAGCCGGAAGAAGACCGCAGGCAAGGCGCCGGTTGATCCGAAACTGGTCGCGGCTGCGACCGGTAAGAAGGGCAAGGCGCCGGTTGATCCGAAACTGGTCGCGGCTGCGACCGGTAAGAAGGGCAAGGCGGCTGCGGCCCCTGCTGCTGTCCCGGCTGCTGTGCCCGGCGATGCTGATGCGCAACTCCAGGCCCAGCTGGGTAGCGACGGGGCGTTCCAGTGACCTGGCGGCTGGATGATCCGCAAGGGGACGAGGCCGGCAAGATCAAGTATCTGGTGGTGCCCTACACCAGGGGCATCGGACTCGATCTTGGCTGCGGCCCGAAGAAGGCGTTTCCGCACTTCATTGGCGTCGATTCATGCAAGGACAGCGAACTGTTCGGCATCGAAATGAAGCCGGATGTGAAAGTCGAGAGTTGCGAACGCCTCGACGACTTCAACACTGAGTCGTGCGACTTCGTGTTCTCGTCCCATCTCCTCGAACACATCGAGGACTACCGCGCTGCACTGACAGAGTGGTGGCGGGTCATCAAGCCGGGCGGCCACCTGGTGCTCTATTTGCCGCACCGGGATCTCTATCCCAACGTCGGCGAAGAAGGCGCGAACCCCGACCACAAGCACGACTTCCATCTGACTGACATCGTCGCTGCGATGAAGCAAGTGGGCGGGTGGGATCTGCTCATGGATGAAGTGCGGGATGAGGATCGCGAGTACAGCTTTCTGCAGGTGTTCCGCAAGCGTGACGACGGCGTGCACGAATTCCCGTGCTATGACCCGCCGCCGGAATTCTCGGCGTGCGTCGTCCGGTACGGAGGCTTCGGTGACCAGATCCAAGCATCGAACATCCTGCCGGCACTGAAGCGCGCCGGCTACCACGTCACGGTCATCACGACGCCGAAAGGACAGGACATCCTGCGCGAAGATCCTCACGTCGATGCCTGGCTCATTCAGGACGACGAGCAGGTGCCGAACGTCGAGCTGGGGGACTTCTTCGCAGCCTGGCAGGCCCGCTTCGACAAGTGGATCAACCTGTGCGAATCCGTCGAAGGCACGCTGCTGGCAATGCCGGGGCGTGCAAACCACGGCTGGCCGGTGAATCTGCGTCGCAAGGTCATGGGCCGCAACTACCTGGAATTTACAGCTGAACTGGCCGAGGTGCCTTACAGCAGTGAGGCGAAGTTCTACGCTACCGAAGCCGAGATCGAGAAGGTTTCTGCGCTGGTGCCGGACCCGGCAGGTGCTGACCTGATCATGTTCGCGTTGTCCGGCTCGAGCGTGCACAAGTTTTACCCATGGCAGGACCACGTCATCGCCGAGGTGCTGGACCGCAACCCGCGAGCCCACTTTGTCCTTGTCGGGGATATGGCCTGCAAGATCCTCGAGGCCGGCCTGGAAGAGCACCCGCGCATTACCTGCCTGTCCGGTGAGATCGCAATCCGGGAAACACTCGCGCTGGCGCAGCTGATGACGTGCGTCGTCGGGCCGGAGACAGGCGTGCTCAACGCAGTCGCCTTCGACCCGGACGTGCGGAAAGTGTGCCTGCTGTCCCATTCCAGCCATGAGAACCTGACCAAGCACTGGGTCAATTCAGTGGCGATCTGCCCACCGGCAGAGGTGTCGTGCTACCCCTGCCATCGGCTGCACTACGACCGCCGCTTCTGCCCTGAGCACCAGGAAACCGGGGCGGCGATGTGCCAAGCATCTATTCCGCCGGCTGACGTCGCAGCCGCTGTCCTCGGAGAACCGCGATGAACCTCGGTGAAGCGATAGAGGTGTTGCGAGCGGAGTACCTTGAGGACACGGCACATCCGTATCTGTGGTCCGACGAGGAAGTCACCAGGGCGTTCAACTGGGCCGAGACGGAAGCCAGTCGCCGCGCCCGCCTACTCGTCGACAGCAGCACCTATACGGTGACTGTCGCGACGGACGGAACTGCGGCGCTGGCTGAAGCCATCATCTTCGTGAAGCGGGCGAAGCTGGTTGGCGCGGACCGACCCCTTGTGATGGCGTTGCAGGCGGACCTCGATGCGGATGTGCCGGCCTGGGAAGACGCGATCGGCGAACCGCGCTACTTCGTGCCCAACGGCGATACGGGGGTGCTCCGCGTATATCCGAAGCCGGAAGCTGCGATTGATGCGCAGCTCACCGTGGTGCGCACGCCGCTGGTTGCTATGTCCGCCGATGCCGACGAGCCGGAGATCCCCAGCCGATTCCACGAAGCCTTACTACACGGTGCAGCCTACCGGTGCTTCTCCAGGCCAGACGGAGATACCGAAGACCAGACCAAAGCTGCGGCACACCTTGCGCTGTTTGAACAGGAATTCGGGCCTAAATCCAGCGCCATGGACGAGACTTGGATTCGTGAAAACTACAGTTTCGGGTCATTGCAAGGTGTGTTCTGATGAACAAGCTCACTATTTCGATCCGCCGCGGCTCCACCGTCGCACTCCCCATCCGGGTCGAGTCGTCGGTGCTGTCCTACGCCCAGATCACGACTATCGCCAACACCGCACCTGTGCGCATCACAGCCACGGCGCATGGTCTGCCTGACGGCTGGCGTGCGGCAGTCATGAACGCAAAAGGGATCACGCAGCTCAACGCTGCGTGGAACCCGCCCAAGGATAGCGAGTTGCGCACCATCGTCGTGGTCGACGCCGATATGGTTGAGATCAACGACTACAACGCAGCTGGGCTGAAGGCGCACACGGCGGGCACCGGCCAGCTTGCGTACTACGCGCCGCACGACCTCATGCCCTACGAGGGTGCTCGGATGAACGTGAAGGCCAAAGTTGGTGGTGAGCCGCTGGCGATCTACACGACGACTGACGGCACCCTGGAGCTGGACAACGCGACAAAAGCGGTGTGGCTCAAGCTCTCAGACACCGAGACGATGCTGCTGGCCGCGAAGAACTATGTTTTTGACATCGAGTTGCTTCGCACCGGAGGTGGTGTGGAGGCGATCTGCACTGCGGACTCCGTCCTGACTGTGCTTCCTGAAGTAACCACTACGGAGTAATGACAAATGCCTTCCATGATCTTCAACAACGGTCTGCACGCGGCAATGACCGGCACCATCGACTTCGACACTTCGAGCTTCAAAGTCATGCTGTGCACCAGCGCGTACACGCCCGACAAGGACGCGCACCTTGACCGCACCGACATCACCAACGAGGTGAGCGGCACCGGCTACACCGCCGGCGGTAACGCCGTGACCGTGACCGTGACCAAGGACGACGCGAATGACCGCATCGACGTGTCGCTCGGCGGTACGACTTTCCCGGCCTCGACGATCACTGCACGCTACGCGGCCTACTACAAGTCGACCGGCACCGCAGCGAACGACCTGCTCGTGGCCGTCATCGACTTCGGAAGCGACGTGACCAGCACGGCGGGCACCTTCACGCTGACGGCATCGACCCTGCGCCTGCAGAACTGACCAACCCGAAGTATAAATGGATGGGTAAAAATGAGCGGCGAAACAATTGTAATCTTCGGCACGACAAAGACGCTGGAGGCCAATGGCGCCAGCATCGCGAACAACGCTTTGGCTCAGGCCGACGACGCGAGCTATGACCAGGTCGCGGACGGGGCCGGGTTCATCTACGCCGATCTCGTCGCGACCTTCACGTTCGGCACCGCGCCGACCGAGGGCACCGTGCTCGCGCTCTATGCTCGCCCGCTCGACATCGACGGCACTGCGGACGCGGAGGTGCCTGAGGCATCCCGCCCGACGATGTTCATCGGGTCGTTTGTGGTCAACAACGTGACCACCCTGCAAGCGGCGACCCTGCTCGAGCGGCAAGTGCCGCCGCTGGCCGACTACTACCTGCACAACGTCGGCACCGGACAGACAGTGTCCGCGGGCTGGACGCTGAAGGTGCGCCCGCGCAGCTACAAAGCGGCCGCGTAAATGTCCGGGATCACCATCCCGCGCAGGCACTACAGCCAGCCACAGGGGCGGCTGGAGGTCGCGCCCGAGTGGGCGCAGGCCGGGTTCGTTTTCGCGGACGTGCCTGCACTGCTGCAGGCCGTTGATGCCGGCGGCGTTGGGGTTCTGGTGCCGAAGCCCACGCCTACTGGGCTTGCGCTGCGGATACCTCCAGATCACAGCGCGCATCGCATTGTCCGTGCGCCCGATAGTGTGTTCGATTGCCGCGGGGAGTTCACCTGTATTGCCGTGGCGACCCGGCGCGGCACCCACACGAGCTACCCGATGTTCTTTTGTCGGCAGAACCCGACGCAAATCGTCACGACGGGGCGGGCGGGTTTCGCTCACCACAACGGGACCGGCAACGTTTATTTCGGATACCGCAACGCCGCCGATAGCGGGTGGGTCGAGACACCGGGATATAGCTCCCCCATCGGCGAGCGCGTCGTCTGGCTGGCGACACGGGTCGTTACGGGGGGCACCGGCACGCTCTATCTGTACCGGAACGGGGTGCTTGTTCGGACACAGGCCGCAGCGGAGGGCGGCACGCCTCCGTCGAACTCGCGCGTGCGGTACGGCACTCACGGCAACCCCCCGGCCGAGAATGATCTGGAGTTTGCCGCATGGAGCACCCGCTCCGTTTCGGCCCAGCAGGCTCGCGTCATCTCGGATAACCCGTACCAACTGCTGCGCGCCGATCCGCTGTTCATCCATGACGTTGCGGGCGCGGCGCCACCGGCATTTCCGACGCTATCGAGCCTCGCCACGTCGCACATCACAGCGACCGGCGCCCGGCATTCTCTAACGCTGTCCTGGGGAGGTTGAGATGTCGTTCTACTCATTCTCCAAAATCGGAACGATTACGACGGGGCCGGCGTATTACCCCTCGATGATAGACACGTCCGACCTGGTCGGCTGGCCGTGGACTGTCACCTGCTTCGCCTCCACGGACCATAGTACTGGTGGAATTTTCATGTACGGCGCCGTCGGTGATCCGACAGTGCCGGCAAACTGGGAGTCCTACGCCGCCGCCCGCACACGCGGCGCGTTCGATGCGTTCACGACCAAGCCCGCGACGGACTACGTCTACATCGACCCGGATACCGGCGACGCGGAAACGCCGTCGATCATGCGCGTTGGCACCCAGTTCTATTTGACGAGCCACGACAACACGGGCGCAGGGCAGCAGGTGACGCGCCTCGCTGTGGCAGACGACCTCCCGCTCAATTTCACGCGGATCTCTGCAAACAGCGGCAAAATCCTCGACCTGACTACGTCGCCGCTCAATGCGTGGCCGCAGGAGGAAAACCACTCCGGCTATTTCCGCTGGGGCGCGAACACGCTGCCCGGCGTCGCATTCGCCTACCTCGGCTACGGCCTGTTTGGCGGCGGCGGGAAAAACCACTTCGCGTACTACGGCAGCGACGACGCGATCAACTGGACGCTGATCTCGCTGCTAGAGCAGCAGCCGGTCGTACCTGGCGCGGACGCCGGATTCGAGATGACGTGGAACGAAGCCGAGCCGCGATCCCTGCGCGACATCGGCGGCGGCGAGCACGTCATGCTGTGCGCCCTGACGACGGCCGCCAGCGGCTCGGCGACGCGCTATTCCGACATCTACGAGATCACGATCTCGCGTGATGGCCGGCACCTGACGCGCAATGCTGTGAAGGTAATCCCCCGCGGCGCGAGCGGTGCCGCAGATCACTACGAGGTGAGCACGCCGACGCTACTGGAGTACGCCGGGCAGTTGCTGTGCATCTACACCGGCACCACCAGCAGCGGTCAGAACTCTCTGCAGCTCGCTGTGGGTTCCTTCGACGCCGGGGCGGCGAAATCAGCGCCGCTCGCAAAATCGAACTACACAGCTCAGCGGTTCGAGGCTGCAGGGCAGAGTGCGCTGCCGGCGTGGCTGGAGTCGGATGGCGCTGCGGCCGTCGTTTCGAGCAACAGGATCAGAATTCCGGGCGGCGGCGGCATCCGGCTCGCGTCCGACATCACACCCTCCGCCGTTGGGTGGGTAGAGCTTTACGTCGAGCAGGCCGGTGCCGCAACGAGCAACCCGGTCCCGATCATCCAAATCGGCGACACGGGGCCTGCGGACACTGCGAATGGCGTAATGGCAGTCTCCTATAGCTCGATCTCCGACACGCAGATGCGAGTCATGTCGGGCGGGGCGTCATCCACAACGCGAAACGCCGGCTACGCATGGAACTCAAACCCGGCGCGCAAGCATCGCGTCGGGCTGCGGTGGGACGCCGACGCGGACAAGCTCTACTTTATCGGCGCGAACCGCGACCCCGTAGATATCTGGTCAATCGCGGGCGCACCGAAGTCCTCCGCCCTGCGCCCTCGATTTTCGTCTGCCGGCGGTGGCTCTGAATACATCGACGTGGCTGCTGTCGAGCTGCGCCTGAAAGCGACTTCCGGCGCCGCAGCCCCTTCTGTGGCATCGTGCGTATTCTCCGCTGGGGGCGCGCTGTTGACGCTGTCAGCGGACTGCCTCGGAGACGGCACGGGCGTTTCCGTGACCGCAAACGGTGCTGCGGTTGCGACCGTGGCATCGCGCGTCGGGCTGAATCAGGTTCTGCTGCAGCGTGCCAGCGGCGCGTTCGCGGAATCGGACACCGTGGCCTACGCGGCCGTCAGCTCGGACCTGCGCAGCGCCTCCGACCTGGTTGCCATTTACGACGAGTCCGGCGCGGCGACGTGGGGCACAACGCCAGCAGAAGAGGCACCGCCCGACCCAGACCCGGAGCTCGACGGACCGACCCTGTATCTCGCAATCTACCCGAGCGCAACCGCGACACCGACGTGGGACCGCACAACAGGATGGTCCGGCTCACCCGTCTATACCGACAGCGACGCATCGCCCACGAGCGACGGCGACTACACATTCACGCCGGACTCGTCCGGACTGAGTGCTGAGACGACGTACAAATGGTACGCGGTGTGGGACGACGGGAGCAATACCAGCGACATCGCGGCGAGCGGGGTGTTTGAGACGGCTGCGGCGAGTGCCGACGCGACAGCGAACGGGGCGACCATCTCCGTTACAGCATCCGTCATCGCAGGCGCGGCAAGCGGTCAGATCAGCGCGACGGCCAGCGGACAAACGCTGCCCGCGACCGCCTCGCTGCTCGACGGCGCTGCGTCAGGGGAATCTGTCGCACCAGGACAAACGCTTACCGCGTCGACTGCGCTCATTGATGGCGCAGCGTCAGGCGCAGCGACTGGCACGGCAACAGGCGCGACGGTCACGAGCACAGCCACCCTCAGTGCGGGCGAGGCGTCTGGCGAGGCGCAGACCGCGGGCCACACGATAAGCGCGGCGGTGTCGCTGCTCGACGGCGTGGCCGCCGGCGCTGTTAGTGCCACGGCATCTGGGGCCACGCTTACGAGCAGCGCTGTGCTGATCTCTGGCGCAGCCACGGGCACGAGCGCATCGACGGCAGCTGGCGCCACCGTCACCGCGTCGGCAAGCCTCGCCGCAGGCACGGCGGCCGGTGTTCGAAACGAAACCGCGAGCGGCACGATCCTGACGTGCACCACCACTGTGTTGCCCGGTGCAGCCACTGGTGGCTTCGCAGGTACGGCCACCGGAGCACTCCTTTCAGCAGGGGCAAGCATCATCCCCGGCGTGGCGGGCGTGGCGGTAACCGCCAGCGGGGAAGTGCTCACAGCGGCGGCGACGCTCGTGGATGGTGCGGCAATCGGGGGCGTAGCTAGTCTCGGCCCGGGCGCCACGGTGGCTGTGTCCGCGATTCTGCTCGATGGCACCGCGACTGGGGTGCGCAACGAGACCGCAGTCGGACAGACCATTTCTGTGCAGGCGTCGATCGCCGTCGGCCGTGCCACCGTCGTGATTCCGAGGGAGCTTAGCGACCTGCTGCGTGGCTCCGTGTATGCCCGGCTGTTTACCCAAACTCCGGTCGCGAGGACAGCGGCCGACACTGTGTTCACGAGGCTTCGATGATGATTCTTGACCACCTGACGGCGAGTGCCAAAGCGGCCATTGAAGCTGTTTCGATCACGACCCTGTTTGCCACGATGGCCGGATGGCTGCCATCTATCGCTGCATGTCTGTCAATCATGTGGTGGAGTATCCGGCTGTACGAGACCGACACGGTGCAGCGCTGGCTGAAGAAGTGGAGGGGGCAATGTCCGCCCAGCGAGTAACGCCAACGCAGTGTCTTGCGTACGCACTCAACAAGTGGCTCGAAGAGGGCGGCTATCTTGAGTTTCGCAAGTCAATACATTGGTGCGTGCCACACACGCTGCACCTGTCGGCCGACCGCAAGGTGCTGACGCACTTCGTACCGCTGAGCGACCTGCCACAACCGTGGCACGCCATGTTCGGCTTCGAAGGCGAGATCCGCTACGAAGACCCGGACCCGGCGCCGCCCATGAGCCTGCGAGGCATCTTCCTCGGCTCACTCATCCTGTTCGTGCTCGGCACGATCTGGGTCATTCGGAGGGCGATAAAGTGATCAAACGCATTCTAGTGACCGGGCTGTCGCTTTCTGCGGCGGGCCTTATCGGCTTCGCGGCGAACGAGGGCTATGTCGAGACGGCGATGATTCCGACACAGAACGACGTGCCTACGGCGGGTTTCGGCTCGACAGTGCATATCGACGGCAAGCGGGTGAAGCTGGGTGACCGGCTCGATCCTGTCCTCGCGCTGAAGACGCTTAACGCACACGCTGAGAAAGACGCCCAGGCGCTGCGCGAGTCGCTGCCGAACGGCGCACTGTCGCAGGGCGAGTTCGACCTCTACATGGGCTGGATCTATCAATACGGGCGCAGCGCCTGGGCGCGGTCACCGATGGTGGAGAAGCTCAACGCGGGCGACTACCGTGGGGCGTGTCAGGCACTGCTCATCTACAAGTACGTCACGGCGACCCGGGCTACCCCCGGCTGGGAAGCCTACAAGTGGGACGCGAGCGGAAGGCCGACGCGCTGGCGGTTCGATTGCTCGACCCCGGGCAACAAAATATGCCGCGGTGTGTGGACGCGCCAGCTCGACCGGCACCACAGGTGCATTGCGATCCAGGAGGCGCTCGATGAGTGAATACCCGGTGAAGACGATCACGGTGCTCTCGGCGGCTGTGCTGGCCCCGCTGATCATCGTGTCGGTAGTGGCGTATTGGAAAGGGGCGATTTCGTTTGCTGAGTATGTGGCGCTGTGGCGCGAGCCCGCCGCGCTGCTGTTCGGCTTTTGGTTGCGCGACTTGAAGGAGTAGACGATGTGGCTTGGATACGCTTTGCTTCCTACGTGTTGGTGCTATGCCTGGGCCTGTGGGCTGGCAGTGGGCTCACTGCAAGGGGCTATGAAAAACGCCTCGTGGGCATCTCGACTGCCATTGCCGACTCGTACAAGTCCGTTATTGCGGATGCAGGTAAAAGGCTTGCGGCTGAACGAACACGCTATGCCGCAGCAGAGGCGCATCGAGCACAACAACGTGCTGCAGCTGCGGAGGTGATCAGTGAAGTCATTTCTGATGGCGATCGCAGTTGTGAGTGGCGCCCTGAGCACAGGCTGCGCATCGAGCGTATCTACTCCGCATACGGCTACGATCCGCGAAGTCCCGACAGAGTGCCAGACGAAGTGCAAGGCGCCACCGAGCACGAAGCTGCCGAGTGAAGTGTGGGACGCACTGATCTTTGATTGGGGTGCCGAGTGCGCCGCACTGCATAAAGCATGTGTGGACAGCATCGAATAGAACTTTTCTGTCTTAGTAGTTATACTTGACAGAACCATGAGGAATATGCAGTGAAGCCCACCCCACTCGGACCTTTTCTTGGCATGAACAACAGGCTTCCGCCGTACAAGCTCGAGGTCTTCAGCCGGGGAAACAAGGCGGGAGACTACCTGCGCAATGCAGTCAACGTCGACATCACTGACTCCGGTACGCTCCAGCGGCGAAAGGGTACAACGCTGGCGCAGGCCGGCATCGACTGTCACAGCCTGTGGGCCGAAGGTGATGACGTGTTCTATGTCGACGGAACAACCCTCTACGAGTACCCGAGGACGACGATGCGAGAAGGGCTGACCCCCGGCATGCGATGCAGCTACGCGCACGCTCCGCGTGGGGAGATTTACTGGAGCAATGGCGTAGTGCTTGAGCGCATCGCAAACGGTGTGTGCGGACAAGCAAGCGTGCCGGTCCCGAACCCGTCGCCGACAGTCGTGTCGTCGGGCGGCGGCGCACTCAAAGCCGGCTACTACCAAGTGGCAATTACGGCAGTCGGCGCGAACGGCGAGGAGTCGGGCGCGACGTGGCCGGTACAGGTGAATGCGAGCGACAGCAGCCGTATCGAAGTGTCGAACCTGCCCGGCACGCTGGTCAACATCTACATCACGCCCCAGAACGGTGACGTGTTTCTGTTCGCGATCCAGACCACTGCGACGAGCTACATCTTCCCGCTGCTCGGCACGCTCGGTCGGCAGTGCCCTACGCTGGGCCTGCGCGAGATGCCTCCGGGTCAGATCGTGCGCTGGTTCAAGCAGCGCCTCCTGGTGGCGAGCGACAACACGCTGTACTACGGTGAGCCGGCATCGAACGCGCTCATGAATCCGATGAAGGGCTATATCCCGTTCCCTGGTCGGATCACTGTCATTGAGCCGTGCCAGAACGGGGTCTATGTCGTGGCCGACCAGACCTACTGGCTCGCAGGCCCCGACATCTCGCAGGCCAAGGTTGAGCCAGTCCTGCCCTATGGCGCGGCCGAAGGTACGGGCGGCAAGACGCCGAACACGAACGAAGTTTGGTGGTTCTCGCAGCGCGGCGTCGTCGTCGGCGACGAGACGGGCAAGGTGAAGAACGTGCAGGAAGAAACCGTGGCAGTCGAGACGGCGCAGTCCGGGGCGACGCTGTATCGCGAGCAGGACGGGATGCGGCAGCTCGTTTCGTCGCTGCGTGGATCGGAGCACACAAAAGCGGCCGTGACCAGTTCGTTCGCGGCGGAAGTCATCAGAAAGGAGAGCATGCTGTGAAAGTGAATATTGGATTTGAATACCAGGTCGAGGTTGTCACGCCTGACGGGACGGTTGTCTCCACGGAACGATTCTGCAACCGCGTCCCTTTGGCGGGCCTGCACTACATCATCGGCTCATCGCTTCTCGGCGCAGCACAGACGTCGACGTGGTATATCGCGCCCTACGAAAACGACTACACCCCCCTGGCCAGCGATGTAGCTGCGACGTTCCCCGGCGCGGGCATTGCCGGCGAACTGACCGCCTACAGCGAAACAAACCGGGTCGCGTGGGTGCCTGGTTCTGCCAGTGGCGGGGTGATCGACAACTCGGCGTCGAAGGCTGAATTCACGTTCAATGCCGACAAGACCGTTCGGGGGCTTGCGATGTTCTCGACAGCCACGAAGGGTGGGACAAGCGGGGTGCTCATCAGCGCGGCGAAGCTGCCTGCGGCACAGACCTTGACCAGTGGGTCGGTGCTTCGTGTGACTGCGGACTTTACGTTCACGTCGAGCTGATAACATGGCCGACGTCGATGTCTCGTTCAGCGGTAGTGTCGGTGCTGGTGTACAGGCACAGGCGTCGTATGTGGCGTCCGCTACGCTGCATGCCACCCTTTCCCTCTCAGGGGATATGCGAGCAGGGCGACTGGCATTGTGTGTGCTGTCATCGACAGTGGGGACGTCTGCGGACGCCGATGCACTGAAGATCGCAAGCGTGACAATGTCCAGCGGCGTCGGCGCGTTCGGGGTGTTCAGTAGCACGGCAGCCGTAGAGGCACTGCTTCACGCGCTCATTGAGGGCTGGTCTGCACTGCCAGCAGCCGGCGATGGTGCAGCCATTTGGGTCGTCAACGCCGAGACAGGCGCGAGCACGCGCTACGAGCAATTTCAGTTCAACAGCTTCGCGCAGATCGGCGACAGCTACTTCGGCTGCGCGTCAGATGGCATCTACCAGCTCGACGGTGACGACGACGCAGGCACGCCCGTGCAGGCGATGGTGAGCTTCGGCAAGCAAGACTTTGGCGCGTCGGTGCTCAAGCGCGTGACGAACATCTACGCCGGCACAAGTTCGGGCGGGAAGCTGTTCGTCAAAGTGCTGGTCGAAGGGCAGTCGTACCTCTACGAAGCGCGTGACGCATCGGGCGAACTGCAGGTGCAGCGTTTCGACCTTGGCCGTGGCCTGCGGGCGAACTACCTGGAGTTCGAGCTTTACAACGCTGACGGTGACGACTTCGAGCTGGCCTCGGTTGAGTTCGCAGCGGTTCCGCTGAGTCGGAGAATCTGATGAAGCCGAAGCTGTGGAATGGCCCCCACGCGCTCGGAGAAGGGTTGGTGCGTGGCCTGGAATTTACAGGGTCGCCATACCTGAGTTCTGAAACGCCCGACGTTTATGCTGGCGTGATGGATGGCAAGGGCGAAGTGAAGCACGGGGTGTGCTCAATATACGCAGAGGCTGGCGTCGTGGACCTAAAGGCTGGAGGCCCACTCGACCCAAACATCACCATTCCCGCAACGCTACACAAAACTACCTTCGTCGCTGCTGCCGGGGAGGAGTCTATGGTCGGGGCTGGGCGATTGAAGCCACCTGCCAAGGTGAGCGGGAAGTTGCCTGTCGACGGCGTTGTTGCAAAGTCGTTCAGCGACACAGCAAAAAAGACCGTCGCGTGGCGCGTACCTGCATCAATGTTTACCGGGCGCACGCGACTGTATGTCCAGTCTCTGTACGGCGGGACACTGGCGCGCATACAGCTGACGCAAGGTGCTGGCCCTCGCCCATTCATCGAACTCACAACGACCGCACGCCAAGATGCCGACCTGCCCGCGATTCCAGTGGCAACAGGGTCTGGGGTGTTTTTCGACCAGACAGACTACAGTCACTGGCTGGTTAACCCCGTATCTGACCGGGCGTACATCTACCGGCTGAAAGCCAGTAAGTGCGCGGAGCGCCTGCGTAAAAAGCTCGGTAGCCCGAAACTGAACGCCGCAGAAAAAGAGCGTCTTGAGACCTACATCCTGTCGCACTCTCTGCCCGAGGCAGCGCCATCGCAAACAGTCACCTACCCAACCACACCGACAGACTCCCTCGGGTACTCGTGGCATTGGAACTTCTCGGGCGATACGTGTGACATGGTCAACGTAGTGGAAAAGTCTGTGCGCCCAAGTGTGTGGGGGTTCGAGTCGACGCACTACAGGCTGGCTTTTTCTCGTGATAGCGAAAGCGGCACATTCGCTGTCACGCGCTCAGTCGTTTCAGGCCCAACTGACTGGTCTGTACCGAAGAACATAAACGTAATCGCGTACCCCGACTGGGTAAGCGGCAACCTCATCAAAGCCGGCAACCTGCCATCTGGAATTTCTGACGCAGCGCAAAGCGGGAAGGTCTACGCGTTTTATGAAAAAGACGAGCTGCAAGTCGTCACGTACTCCGGCACACCTACGAGCAGCCCAGCCAACCGAGTATCCGACCCGCCGTACTTCAGGGGGTTGTATTGGAGCAGCCCTCTAGCCCTACGCATTGAGGGCACTAAAAGCGGATTTTCCGAGGGCAACGCTGCGTGGTCAGGAATGAGTCATGTATTTAGCTGTGCCGGCGTTACTGTAGGTGGGGATAACATCGCCGGGCGACCTAAAGACATGGTGAGCGCAACGTGGCTAGCGCGAGAGACCGGAGCTATCATAGGAGTCTCTCAAATGTACCCTCCGTATCCAGGTAGAGACGTTGGTGTGCCAGCGGTGACAGTGACTTACAAAGCTGACGGAAGTGTCAACACAGCAACTGCGACGTGGGGAACGGTTGCACCTACTGATACGTGGTTATACACCAGGTCGTACCGCGACGTGTGGACTTACGCGCACGAAACCTATACCGAGGTCAAAGGGGCGTTCTCACTGGTTGTTATCCCATACATGGACGCGCAGGCGGTCTACCTGACCGGCAAGACCTTGGAGACCCGCACGGGCACTCGAAACGACGCGGTGCGCTATGGAGACAGCAGCAACGTCTTTGACACGTCGTTTACTTTCGGAAACATCAGCGGCCCGTTTAACGTATTCCACGAAAAATACCGGCTTGAAGAAATAGCTGCAATAAGTAGCCCAGAAACGCTCGGGACTAATACACCCATCAATGACAGCATCGAAACGACGCAACCGTGCCGCCTAGTGTGCTCCGCAGGGGTGCTCTCCGCGACGCCAAGCAACCCTGGCGTTTTTTATTCGGCGGTAGACCTCGTTGAGCAAAGCTGGGGTACGGTGTCCTCAGTTAATGGGGTGGTCGTGTCTGCTGAAAATTCAATCGCAACCGGGTCGCCCATATACCCAGCATACATGTCGGTTGTTGGGTGGGCGTAAGCGCTTCGACAAGATAGAGGGGCTTCAAAATGTCAGTATCACTCGCACAAGTACAAGCGATCATCGACCAAGCGCTCGCAGTCGGAGCAGCAAAATCAAGTGAAGCGAAGGCATACGCGGATCAGGCCGCGACAGCCGCCAGCGGTTTCGCAAGCACGAACCCCGTGCAGGCACTTTTCACGCCGGGGAACGTCGAACCTCCAGTCCTGATCCCGACGTCCGCGACAGGTGTCGACTCGGCGCTCTACAACACGACCTATGACCAGATCAAGAACGATCTGATCGGGCAGTTCTCGTCGTTCTTCGCGACGTACTTCCCGAACGAGTGCGACTACCTCGCAGCGGCTCAAAAACGGCTGTGCGAAATGCTCAACGGCGGCACCGGTATCCCCGCCGACGTCGAGGACCAGATATGGCAGCGTGACCGAAGCCGCGTGCTCACAGAGGTTGCGCGAGCCAACCAGGAGGTCATCGCGAACTTCGCCTCGCTCGGATACCCGGTGCCGCCCGGTGCCGCCGTGCATCAGATGCAGATGCAGCAAATCGAGGCGCAGAACAAGACCGCACAGCAGAGTCGCGACGTAGCGATCAAGCAGGTTGAGATCATGCTGGAGAATCTGAAGTTCGCCATCCAGCAGGCGCTGGATTACCGGATCAAAGGCATCCAGGCCGCGGGCGACTACATCAGGACGCTGGCGATCGGCCCCGAGATTGCGATGAAGCTGGCGACCAGTGCCGCCGACGCGCAGGCGAAGCTGATCTCAGCTGCGAACACGTATTACGGGTCGCGGATCAGGCTTGAAGAGCTGAAGTTCGAGGTCGAAAAGTTCAACGTCGGCATGATCAACCACGCGCAAGAGGTCGATGTTCGCGAGTACAGCGAGCGGCTCAAAGCCCGCGTGCAGGTTCTGTCTTCGGCTGCGCAGGCTGCAGGCACCCAAGCCGCTGCTGCACTCAACGCCGTCCACGCCTCGGCTCAGGTCACGCTGACCGAAGATTCGGCTTGATGCTGCCGCGGTTGAACACCAGGTAGCACCGATGGGCAGGGCGGTGCGCTACAGTCGGACAACCCCTCTGTGGAGATTGCAATGCCCATCGGCACCGATGACAAACTGCCGCGCCCGGTGCCCACCACCGGCCTCTACGGCACCCCTCGCACCCAGCAACAGATTCAGCGCGACTACGGCCAGATGACCGACGCGGACGCGGCGAACAACAACGCAGAGCGCGCGAACATTCGCCGCGAGAATCTGATCTCGCAGATCCCGCTACCAGCACAGCCGACCAGCCCCGCAGCTTCACGCCTGGCCAAAGGTCCGGCGGCGGCACCCGGCCCGATCTCGGCCTTGGCCCAGCAGACCCAGCAACCGGGAGGCCAGGCTGCAGTTCGACGCGCAGACGCAGCAGCAACACCCTATCAGGATCCGCTCGCAGGCATGAAGGTGTCGGATACGTCCGTCAGCGGCATCAAGCGCGTCGACGGTGGCAGCTCTCCGCTCTTCACAAACATTGATCCGGCACAGGCGGTGTCTGAGATGAAAGGCGGCACGTTCAACACAATGCCTGCTGCCGCCTTCACGGCGCTGTCCCCATCCGCGTCGAATGAGATGAGCCAAGCGCTGCAAGCGGCAGCTGCACGGGGGGATGAGGAGGCGCTCCGCAACTACTACCAGCGCAACGGAGGGACGTGGCGAGGGCAGACCGCCGCGCAAGCACAAGAGGCTGACCTTTTCCGCCGCGCCAACGAGTTGCTGGCCGGAAAGTCGAAGAGCGGCCGGGCGCAAGGTGCGCTGCTTATTCAGACCCTGGCCGCCGCGCAGATGGAGCGCGACAAGACAGCCGCGACCAGCAAGAACGCACAAGCCGAGCGAGACGCTGCGGCAGCTGCGACTGCACCGGCACAAGAGGGGCAGCGCATCCAGAACGAAAGTGCGCGGATGATGCAAGACCTCACGCAAAAAGCGATTGCAGGGGACGCGAAAGCACTGGCACAGCTGCAGTCGCTGTCTGGCAAAGGCAACCCGCAAGCTGACATGCTCGCCAAGGTGGCCGAGGCCTACGTCAAAGGGGCCGCACAGGGCATGGGCACCGGGCCAGACTTCGCTACCCTGTGGCAACAGATTCAGCCGTTCATGCAGCAGGTGACGGGCGGTGCGCAACCCACCGTTACACCGCCTGCTGTCGCGGCGCCGCCCGACGGCACCCGCGGGTCTTTCAACGGCAAGACCGGCGTCGTACGCAACGGCCAATTCATCCCTGACTGAGCACCCTCCATGGCAAACGAAATCGATTGGTCCCAGTTCCAGCCGGAACAACCAGTAGTGGCGTCTGTCGCCCAAGACGTGGATTGGTCGCAGTTTCAGCCGGCGCCTGAGAAGCCCGGCCTTATCCGGTCACTGGCAGACACAGCCCTCGAGATCCCGATGGGCGCCAACGCGGCCACCAAGGCGATCATCGACGCGTTCGGTGCAGGTAGTGGCCCGTCGAACTGGCTCGACAGCACCGTCAAGAACTACCAGGCGATGCAGTCTCCGTACCGGCAGTTTGAACGTGGCGTGCAGGCCCAGCGCAGCCAGGACGCAGAGGCGTCGGGCAGTGCGTGGAACGAGGTTGGTGCCAGCTTTCAGAACTTCGCAGAGGCGCCGATCTCCGCAATGGCAAACGCCGCCGGCAGTATCGTCCCCACCGCCATCGGCATGGCCGCCGCTGCACCTGCCGGTATGGCAACCGGCGCAGCGGCCGGGATGGGTGCGCTCATGGGTGCCGGCGCCGTCAAGGGCAGCATCTATGACGACCTGATCGCTCGGGGCAAAGGTGCAGGCCTGTCGGACGTGGAAGCCAAGACACAGGCCGACGCTGCGCAGGCGTACTTCGGCCCGAACATGGATCAGATCGGCATCGGCACAATTCTGGGCGTGCTGGCCGGATCAACCGGTGTGGAGAAGGTGCTCGGCGTCGCCCCGTCGACCGTGCGCAACCTCGCCGCGCGCACGCTGCTCGGGGCAGGGCAGGAAGCGGTGCCTGAAGCCGCACAGGGTGGTCAGGAAAAGCTGGCTGCCAACTTGGCGGCACAGCGGGCAGGCTACCAAGCAGACACCTGGTCAGGCGTTGCAGGCCAAGCCACAGCCGAAGGATTGGCCAGTACCGGCCCCGGCGGTGTTGCAGGTGCCATGGCCAAGTACGAGGCTGCAACCGGTCCGATCTCCCGGGCAGCCGCTATCGCAGAGGCACAGCAAGCGCAAGCCATCGGTGCGTTGCCGGCACCCGGCCAGTTGTCTGGACAGGCAGCGATGGCCATGGGGCAGGGTGGTGACGTCGGCGACCCGGCCGCGGTGTTGGCTGCCCAACGGCAGAACACGGAACTGCAGGCCGCTCGTCAAGCCGAGGAACAGCGCCGCGCGCAATTCGACCTGGGCTATGCCGACCGCCTCAACGGCACGCGACCGGTGGCGCCTGTTGCCACCGACGGGCAAGGCGCTGCTACGGACGCCCAAGCCACCGACGCACAGCCGCAGGATCGGCAGCGCACGCGATACGCGGGACCGGAACCGTTGATCGGCGTTGATCCGGCACAGCCCCAGCAGCTGGCCATGCCCGGGCCGATCGCCGACCCGGCAGTGCAGCTGGATGTGAAACGTACCACCACGCAGGACCAATACCTGTCGGCCCAGCGCAAGCGCGCCAACGGACAGTTGCTGTCGCAGCAGGAAACGGTGTTGCTCAACGGCCCCAATCCGTTTGCGGATGGCGAGGGGCGCATCATCACTCAGCAGCCGCCAGCAGGGCCGCGCCCGGCACAGGGTGAGGCGGCCGTGCAAGAGGTGCTCCAGGTCGAGGATAACCTCGCGTATATGCGCGCCGGCCCGAACGACGAGGTTCTGGATCGCACGCCGAAGCCTGGGAAAGCACCCGACTACTTCACGCCGATTGCGCAAAAGAACGGTCGCGTCGCAGTCTCCACGCCGAGCACCGAGGGTGTTGCAACTCTTGCGCGGCAACTGGGGGGCGTCCCCAACAAAGCAGCAGGCGGCTTCACGTTCCGCGACAGTCGCGTCGCGAACCGGTTCGTGAAGGCGGCGGAAGCAGAAGGCTTCGTCATGACGCCGGCTGCGCGGAAAGCAAAGGTTGCCAGCACGCAGCAGGCGGCGGAAACTGTGGCATCAGCCAACGGGGACCGAGTCGAAGATGTCAGCATCTACACCGCGCAGAATCTGCCAGACGCTGCTGCTCGAGGAGAACGCGGATCGCGTCTCTCGCGGGCTCAGGCCTCTGTCATCGAAGGAATGGGCCGAATCTTTGGAACGCAGTATCGGTTCTACGATTCACCGAATTCAGCCAAGCAAGGAGATGGATTCGTCCTGCGCAGCGACGGGGGACGAACAGCATTTGTACGAGCTGTTGAAGGCGACGCCGCCCCGCTCGTCGTAGCCGGGCACGAAACATATCACGGCCTGAGCAAGGCAGAGCGGGCGCGCTTCTCGGCCGCCATCAACCCGTACGTCGACGCATCGGACGACGCGCAGCTGGCCTTCCTGTCGGACTACACGACCGGCAAGTACAAGGACAAGATCCTGAAGCTGCACGCGTCTGGCGTCACGTCTGGGGAGATCCTCGACGCCATCATCGCGCAGGCGAAGCAGGACGGCACCGCGAAGCTCGACCGGGCAGCGCTGCGGGAAGAGTTCGACGCGGACATCTTCGGCAACCGGCTGAAAGAAACTGGCTTGTGGGAGAAAGTATTCGCTGCCATGGCACAGCAGGACCGCTCGCTGCTGGTGAAGCTGCGCGACAGCATCAAGCAGATCATCGACTACCTGAAGAGCCAGAAAGGGCAGCTCCGGGGCTTCGACACGGACCGCTACGTCAAGGATCTGGAAGCGGTCCAGCAGATCGCCGCCCGTGCGATCCTGTCGTCTGCAAATCGTCAGCAAAAAAGTGAGCAGGCCTCACCTTCTGCCGGCAATGTGGTACGCTCCACAGCACGCGTCGGCCCGTACCGCAGCAAGTCGACCGCTGATCTGACTGCTACCCTGAAGGGTGGCACCGTCGTCCAGGTGGGCGATGAATTCTTTGTGGAGCAGGGAAATGGACAAGGGCTGGACCAAGGAAGAAGCGATCGAGCAAAAGTCGATGCAGGAACAGGTCGACGAGGCGATCCGCAAAATGCCGCTGAACCCCGAGCCGCTCGAGGTGATCAACCGCAGGCGCGCCCGGGCCGGGCTACCTCCGATATCGAAAGCCAAGTACGACGCAGCGCGCAAGGCGCAGTAAGTCTCACTGGGGTTCATTTCAGCAGGGAGCCGCGGCAAGTACTGGATGGCAGGTTCTACGGCACTGGCCTGAAGGGTGCCGAGGCGCGGCGCCTCATCGGGGAACCTGACCGTCGGCTGCACGAGCGCGTCTATGCGTATGTGAATGAAGGCGCCGGGATCACGGCAGAGTCTGGCGTAGGGGGCTACCCGCACGCACTCGAGCTGTCGAACCTGTATGACCTGGCTGCAGACCCGCTGGACCTGCGGACGGATAGTTTCGGTGACACGAATGCACTCGAAGCTGCGATCCTTGACCGGGGGTTCGACGGCTACTACTCCAAGGGTGCGTTCCCGGCACTGAAGCAAGGCGCAGCAGTGGTGCTGGGCGATGCCAGCCACGCGATCGTTCCTGCAGGCGAGGCGGTGCGCAGTCCGCGCCGCACGTTGCCGACCTTCGAGGATGGTGTATTGCCCAGTCGCTGGCCGACGTCGGTCAAGTCCGAAGCGCAGATCTCAGAGGTGCTGGTCCCCAACCTCGACGCGCTCCGTCTGGACCAGAAGCAGTTTGAGAACAACGTCGCGCTGCTGGTGGCCGAGCCCGGCATGCACTCTCCGGACATGCAAGGCGCGACAGCTGACGAACAGGCCGAACACGTCATCTCCCGCCTCGTCGATAACCTGGTCGCGCTGCACGACATGGTGCCGGCCGAGATTCGTGCCCGGGCCAAGCTCTGGTACGACAGGGGCAACGAGATCGCGGCCCGGTGGAGTGAGCGCTTTGGGCTGACACGGCCGCAGGTGGCAGGCATGCTGGCGGTGCTGTCTCCGCAGAAAGACTGGTACATGAACGTCACGCTGGCCGAGCGGGTTGCTGACATTCTGACCAACCAGATGGGGCACCGGTATGACCGTCGAATGGACGGCGCAGCATTCAACTTCCTGTCGGCCGAGTATCTGAAGCCAGAGGAAAAGCGCAAAGGCCAGAACGCACGGCTGGCGGTCAAAGGCAAGACGCTCGAATCCGTCGTGGCGAACGGTAACCCGGTCGAGATCGGGTTCTGGGTCCGCACCTACGACGAGGCCTACTTCGCGCCGCAGCACGCGGTGGTGACGCCCGAGGGCGGGTTTGCAGCACCGAAGACCTCCGCCAACGGCGACGAGACGGTGCGGGCGTGGGGCAGCTTCGATACGATCGGCAAAGCCGCCTCGGTGTTCCTCGACGGGTCGCCGGAAAACATCCACCGGCAGATCGGCGGAGAGCACAAAGTCCGCAACTTCTACAACAACATCAACACCCCGCAGGATCCGCGCTTCGTCACGATCGATACGCACGCCGTTGCTGCTGCGCTGTGGCGCCCGTTGTCGGGCAACGACATCGCCGTCGGGCACAACTTCGGCACCGGCAAAGGAGTGAGCAACTCCGCAGTTACCGGCGTGAATGGCACATACCCGATCTACCTCGAGGCCTACACCCGGGCCGCGAAGAAACGGAAGATCCTGCCCCGGGAGATGCAGTCCATCACCTGGGAAGCCGTGCGGGGGCTTTTCACCGCAGGCTTCAAGGGTAAGAAGGCGAACGTCCAGGCTATCGAGGATATCTGGCACGAGGTCGATGCCGGCAAACTCAGCATCAAGCGCGCTCGCGCCGCAATCCTGGAGCGGGCCGGCGGCATGCTGGAGCCGACGTGGTGGTCTGACGATGCAGCACTGGACCAGACACTGGCGGACATGACGTACTCGCGCAACAAGCCCGAGTTTGAAGGTGCCAAGCTGACGTTTGAGGTGGCGCCTGACCCGCGCGACGCTGCGCTCAAGGAGGCCTGGGACGCGCTGCCTGCGAAACAGCAGGACGACATCTCGTATCTGGTTGCGTGGGAGATCGGCGCGAAGACTTTGGCTTCGTTTGAAGACCCGAACATGAAGGGCGAACTGCACGCCCAGCTTGGCGGCTGGCTCGACGATACGAACCCGTCCCTGTCCATCCAGTTCAACAAGCGCGCATCCGGCAGCAAGATCACTGATGCGGTACGGGTTCTCGGGTATGCCTTGCGTCAGATGGGCATGATGCGCACTTCACCGAAGAAGTTTGAGGGCGCCTCGCGTTACGACGCCATCTACATCGGCATCCCGCAAGATGCATCTTTGGAGAAGATCGAGACGATTTACGGGACGATCCGCGACAAGGTGCGCGACGCGAGCGGCGAGCCTGTTGTTTTCGGGCACACCACAGTCCCCGGCCTGATGGTGATTCTGAACGATGGGTCTATAATGGGTGGTGAGGCGCTCTCACTGAAGATCGATGACGCACTGAACGGCGCCTTCGATGTCTGGCACGCCGATACCTACGCTGCATTCCCTGAACTTGGAGACAACGAATATGGCCTATCTGGGCAAGCGTCCTCACCCACCGAACAGTCCCTTCGCGCACGAGCAGGTAATCTTCGGCAAGAAGCCGACTCCCTCTTCCAGCGACTCGTCGAAGGGGCCGGCACCGAAGCCCGCACCGACGAAGGGCAAGGAAGCGGAGAAGTAGTCCGCTCGTCTCGTCGAGGCAGTACCCTCTCCGAGCTCACTGTACGCAACGAGATCAAAGATGCAATCCAGGCGTGGGAGGGGCCTGGCATGCCGGGCAAAACCGACAAGATGTCGATTGCCCGGCAGTTGCGCGCGCTGAAGTCCGCGCTCGCGGCAGACAACATGTCGCTGGACGACAAACACCTGCTTGCCTATAACTCGCTGGCTGAAGCCTCGCGCATCAACCCCCCGTCCGGCCAGCTGAGCACAGATAACTCTGCGTCCCCTGTGACTACCGCACTATTGCGCTTGTCTCCGGAAGCCGCTGCTCGAGACCTCGCGACTCGGCTCTTGGCAGCAGATGGGCGCTATCCAGTAGGTGGCTTGGTGCTTGACGTTGCGACCGGAGCAAAGACACCACAGGTGAGCATAGAATCTGCAACCGGTGGGTTCTTCGGCACGGTGTTTGACCCGACAACCGATAGCCTTGCCGCCTCGCTTGAAGAGTTCATTCCGGACCGCATGTCGGTAAAAGAGGTGCGCGCATTCCTCGAGGGGGGCGTCGCCAGGTCAGCCCGCCGCGCTGCACCGAACGGACTGCCTTCCAAACTCACCGAGCAGCAGTGGCACCAAGTACGCACCCCTGCTTTCAAAAAGTGGTTCGGGGATTGGGAGAAATTCGCCAACACGCAGGGTGGTGTGTGGGCCGACGGCAAAGGTGTCGTGTCAAAGGTCGTGGATCGTGAAACCGGCGAACCCTTGGTGGTTTATCACGGTTCGACGGAGGCAGGGTTCCCGGTCTTTGAAGGCGCCCGCAATCCGCGCGGCACCGCTGCTACGTTCTTCACTTCTCACCGGCCCATCGCGCAGTCCTACTCAGGCCGGCGTGCGCCAGAAACCGTGATCGACGAAGAGGGTCGCGCGCCCGGGATCTACAGCGTTTTCCTCAACATTCGCAACCCGCACGAGGCGTACTTCGAAGGTGCGAACTGGGATGGCTCCAGGGAGGGTCAGTATCAAGTAGTGGATGAGAACGGCGATCCGCTCTATGCCGAAGATGGCACCGGCTATTTCGCTGATCGGTATGCAGCAGAAGCTCTCGCCGAGGAGAATCCGGGGTCGGAAGTTGTAGCTGCGGATGAGTTCTGGGCCAGCACCAACTCTGTGGTCGAAGAAGCCGCTCGGTTGAAAGCTGACGGCGCGATCATGTGGGATGTGGTGGACAATGGCTCTCAAGCGGATGTCTGGGAGTCTTCAGATGTGTTTGCTGTGTTCAAACCGACCCAGATTAAATCTGCGGTCGCTAACCAAGGAACATTTGACGCAGCAAGCGACGATATTCGCAGATCTGGCCGTAGGGCAGCACCAGACACCCAGGCTTTCCGCGACTGGTTCGGCAACAGCAAGATGGTCGACCGAAACGGCGCACCGGTCACGTTCATGCATGGATCGCCGAACGCCTTCGAGGCTTTCAGCGACGAAGCGCTGGGTACCGGGTCGTCTCACGCATCGGCCGGCCTCGGCCACTTCTTCACGACCAGCACGTCGCTGGCGGAGAAGTACGCCGACGGAGGCAACCTGTATCGTGGGTGGCTGCGCATCGAGAAGCCGTACCGGATGCCTCTCGAAGAGGCGCAATCGTTTGATACCGTCGCCGAAGCAAAGGCGCGCCGCGCCGCACTGCAGGCGCAGGGCTACGACGGGATCGTGATCCTGGACGACATGCGCAAGCCGTGGGCAACTGTGGCATTCGCACCGTGGCAGTTCAAGTCGGAGAACAACGTCGGCACGTTCGATGAGTTCGATGATCGGTTCGCTCGGTCTGCCCGCCGCGACCCAGCCTACGCCGACATCACTCCTGAGCAGGACGCAGCCCTGCGCGCCGTCGGCCTGATCCGCGAACCCAAGACAGCAAAGCAGCGCTTCGCCGAGCTCACCGATGGCTTGTCCAAGCGACTGGTGCAAGGCGTTGTGGATCAGTACGCACCGCTCAAGGATCTGGACTTCCGTTCGTATGTGCTGGCCCGCATGAGCAAAGGCTCCGACGGTACGCTCGAGGCTGCAATGTATTACGGTACGCCCCGGGTTGCCGGCGACACCATCGAGATCGATACCTCGACGGGTGGTTTCCTGAAGATGATGTCCCAGCTCAACGGCGAGCAGGACCGGTTCCTGTCATGGATCGCGGCGAACCGTGCCGAGCAACTCACTGCCGAGGGCCGCGAGTTCCTCTTTACCCCGCAGCAGATCGCCGACTTGAAAGGGCTCAACCAAGGCACGATGAAGGACGGCACCGACCGGACGCAGCGGTATGCGCGAGTGCTAGGTGAGTTCAACGCGTTCCAGGATGCCGTGCTGGCCATCGCAGAGGACCGTGGACTGATCGATCAAGCCAGCCGCACCGTGTGGCAGAACGGGTTCTACGTCCCGTTCTATCGCAACATGGAAGACGGCACCACTGGTCCGTCGGTCAAGTCGGGCCTGGTCAATCAGTACGCGTTCAAGAAGCTCAAGGGGTCCAGCCGTCAGCTCAACGAGGATCTGCTGGCCAACACGCTGCAGAACATGGCGCACCTGCTGGGGGCGGCATCGAAGAACCAGGCTGCCCGGGCGTCGCTGGTTGCCGCACAGAGTGCCGGTGTCGCACACCGCGTCCCGGCCGGTACGAAGGGCTCTGTGCGCTTCCTGGATGGGGGGCGCGAACAGCACTTCATCATCGACGACCCGTTCATCTACGACGCCATCACCTCGCTCGAGTCTGTCAAGGTCGTGGGGTTGGAGAAGGTGCTGTCGAAGTTCAAGCACTGGCTCACGCTCGGGGTGACGATCAACCCCGCTTTCCAGCTGCGCTCGCTGCTGCGAGACATGATTGCCTCCATGGCGGTGAGCGACATCGAAAAGAACCCGCTCACCAACGTGAGCACCGGCATTCGTTCGCAGCTGGTCAAGGACCAGGACTACATCAACGCACTGGCGTCGGGCGGCCTGATCCGGTTCAACTCGCTCATGGAAGGCAACCGTGCCGACCACACACGCAAGCTGATCAAGATGGGCGTCGCCGACCAGACGATTCTGGACACGCCGGAGAAGGTGAAGCACTTCTTTACCAAGGCACTCGACAAGTACCTGGCGGTGGGCGACATCTCCGAATCGACCAACCGGATGGCGCTCTACAAGCAGCAGATTGCGAAGGGTACCGACCCGCTGCTGGCAGCCTACATGTCTCGCGACCTGATGGACTTCTCGATGCAGGGGCAATGGCGGGCCGTCCGCTTCCTGACACAGGTGGTGCCGTTCCTGAACGCGCGCCTCCAAGGCCTCTACAAGCTCGGTCGTGACGGCGTTGTCCCGGTGGCCCGCGTTCTCGTAGGTGGTGGTAACGCCACAGACAAGCAGATCGCGAAGCGCTTCGGTGCGGTGACGGGCGCCGTGGCGATGGCTTCCATCCTGCTCCTGTCGGCATACAAAGACGACGAGGACTGGAAGAAGAGGGAAGATTGGGACAGGGACACCTACTGGTGGTTCAAGCTGGGCGACACGGCGTACCGCATCCCGAAGCCGTTCGAGGTGGGTGCCATCGGCACGATCGCCGAGCGGGGATTCGAAATGCTGGTCAGCGACGAGATGACCGGCAAGCGCTTCGGTGAGCGGATGGGGCACATGATGTCCAGTACGTTCGCACTGAACCCGATCCCGCAGGCTGTGAAGCCGTTGCTCGATGTCTATTCGAACGAGGACAGCTTCACGCAGCGACCGATCGAGACGATGGGGATGGAGCGACTGAAGCCTGAAGACCGATTCACCGGCAACACGTCGGAGGTCGCCAAGTGGCTCGGTAAGCTCGGCCTGCCGGAGCCTGGCCGGTTGATGGCCGGCCAGATCCAGCCTCTGTCGCCTGTCCAGATCGATGCGCTGATCAAGGGCTACTTCAGCTGGCTGGGAGTGTCTGCGAGTCGCGTGGTCGACGAGAGCGTGCGAGTTGTGGCCGATCGGCCGGAGCGCCCGGCGATGCAACTCCGCGACGTGTTCTTCGCCGGCAACTTCGTCGAAGGGCTGCCGGCCAACGCGAGCCGCTACGTGACAGCGCTCTACGACCAGGCCAAGGGTATCGAGGAGGCCTACGCTTCGTATCGGTTCGCGCTGCGGCAAGGCAACCGCGAGCGCGCGATGGAGTTGATGGACCTCGAGGGCGACAAGATCCGGATGCAGCCGATGGTTGCGAAGGGGAAGCAGGCCTTGTCGAAACTCAACGAGAGCATCCGGGCCATCGAGCGCGATCCCGGCATGTCGGCACTCGAGAAGCGGGACCGCATCGACCGTATCAAGGCGATGCAGAACACCATCGCGATGCGGGTCAGCGCGGCGCTTCGCTGAGTATCTCGTCGATGGTGGGCTTGTCCGGCTTGAACTGGGACCAATCAACCGGCGCGGGGGGCGGCACCGCCTCTCGCGCGGTGCTCCCTGCCAGGAATGTGACCTGTCCCGTCCAGCGGTCGAGCTTGTAGGCAACGCCTCGATCGTTGGTGGTCACTTCGTACCGAAAAACGAAGGCCGCAGAGAGCAGGACGGCCGCAACAGTGGTCAGAATTTTGGCAGTGGAGTTCATGTCCCATTTATAGATCAAGCAACGGGACACAGCAACGTGATATGCGCGTGTCACTGACAAACAAAAGCCAGCGTCACGGTATATCTAGCACACAGAGGTGGTGCTTTCGGGCATAATTTGTCAGCCGCGAGGGTTGTATTCTTATTGTAATCAATGCTTTGGTGCCTATCTGAAAGACTGATTCGTAATCAGTAGGTCACCAGTTCGATTCCGGTCAGCAGCACCAAAAATCAAGGGCTTAGAGGTTTTCCTCTAAGCCCTTGTTCATTTTTCGACTCCGTGCGGACATCCGGTTCGTCGAAACTTCATTCACAGGTGGCGTAGAAGTTGGTCCAGC